GCTACTGGTGCAAATCAGGTGTTCAAGCAACTAAAACAAGAGTAATATCACATAATAATAGAGCATCCTTTTATTTAGGGTGCTCTATTATTATTTCAGAAAGGGATGTGATAATATATGGCAACAATCAGAGCCGCAGATGGTGGTTATCTATTAAATTCAGATCAATTTAATTATACCAAGGATGCACAGGGCAGACCCGTGCTTAATATAAAGGGTACAACTGGTGCTGATGGCGCATCAGGCGATTTTAAGTCGGATGGCACAGTGCCTATGAGTGGCAACCTATACATGAACGGCAATAATATTATGGGCGTTAAGTCCATTAGCAATACAGATAGTGGCATGGCTATTGAATCAGAGGTCAGCTTGAACAATCATAAAATCACTGACCTGCTCGACCCAGTTACAGACCAAGACGCGGCAACTAAGGCATATGTAGATGGGCATAGCCTACTTGGCGATGATGGCAAGATTGATAGTGACCTAAATATGAATGAGCATGGTATTGTTAATGCGCATAGAATTAGCACGGACGGTCCAGCTCTATTATATATTGGATCAACTATTGAACCAACCGGCACAAATGCGCCTAGATTGACTAGCTCAAATGATGGCACAGCGGCATTTGTTAAGGCTGATACACAGTCTACTTATGTACCTGTTAGTGTAGGTGTGCCAACATCAACAAATCATGCTACTACTAAAGAATATGTAGATGGCAAGACAGGTGCAATTCAAGCTAGTGCAATCCTTAAATCGGGTGGTACTATGGTAGGTAAGCTCAAGCTAACTGCCGAACCAACTGAAGATAATGACGCAGTTGATAAGGCATATGTTGACGCTATTCTGCCACCATTCACGGCTGCCGACAATGACAAGGTGCTAGGCATTGTAAATGGCGCATTAGCATGGGTCGCTAAAGCATAATATAGAGAGGGGAATAAAATATGGCTAATTTTTGTGGTGGCATCCGCTTAGGCGATGGACTCAAGATTATTGATGGTGTAATTTGTGATGTAAATGCAACAACCGTTGATAAGAGTAAAGCAGTATCTACTTGCGGTCAGCTCTGGGATGGCGCATTATTTACCGTAGCCAAAATTGGTGGTGCTGGCTATATCACTTTGCATGGTTCTGAAGGCGAGGGAATTGGTGCGCCTATTATGAGTAGGGGCAATTGCGGCGTTGGTCTTGATGGACGTTTTTTCAAGGTAGTTAAGGGCGCTGTTACTCTACAAGAAGGCTTTCTGCTTACTGTTGATGTAACGCCAAAGGATGCTCTTATCACTGTGACTGATGTTGATGGTACAGAGGTTGACCCAGTTAGTGGCAATGCTAAGCAATTCATACTGAGTGGCATTGGCGATACATATACCGTTACAGCTACTAGAGAAGGATATACTACTGAGGCTAAACAGGTCAAGAATACAGGCGACCAGACGTTTACTATTGTAATGCAAGAAGCTGTTGGTGGCTAATAGATAGATGAAATTTTATATTTGATAAAGAAAAGGAAGGGATATTGAATGGTCATTACAGAAGCAATTTGTACTGGGAACAGTCGATACAAGGCAGCTCAAAAATTTACACCTAGAGGCGTTGTGCTACATTCTATTGGTACACCACAACCAAGTGCTAAGGCACTATATAATTATTGGCAAAATAATGGCTCACAATATGTAGTTCATTATATGGTGGATGATGCAACTATTTTGCATTGTATGCCAGACAATTATAAATGCTGGCACATTGGTAGTCCTGGCAATGCTCAGTATCTTGGCATTGAAATGGGTGAACCTCGTCAGATTCATTACACGTCAGGCGCTCGGTTTACTGTTTCCGACCTAGCCTCCGCGCAGAATTACGCCAAGGCCACATATAAAAATGCCGTTTGGCTGATTGCGCAACTGTGTAAGAAGTACGGCTGGGACCCATATACAGCAGTAGAAACACACTATGATATCACCCGGCGGGGTCTTAGCAATACGGACCATGTGGACCCGCAGCACCTCTGGGACGGCCTGGGCCTGGGCTATGATATTGCAAAGCTCCGTAAGGATGTCGCGGCAGAGATGGGTGGCAGTAGTTCTACTCCGGCAACTCCTTCTACTCCTACATCCTCAAATCATCCGACGCTTCGTAAGGGCGACAGAGGCGAGGCTGTGGCAAGAATGCAAAAGTTGCTCATCAAGGCTGGATATAGTTTTAGTCCTTGGGGTGCTGATGGTATTTGGGGCGACTATACGGATAGTGTTGTTCGAGCTTTCCAGTGCAAGTCAGGTCTGAGTTCCGACGGCATCTGTGGGAAGCTCACTTGGGCTGCACTGGAAGCGGTGAAGCCTGATACCCAACCAAATACAAACAAGACTAGCTATGTTGTTCGAATTACAGCTAAGAGTGGGTTAAACGTCCGTAGTGGACCAGGTACTGGCTACAGTATTGTACAATCGATTCCATATGGCGGTGGCTATACTATCGTCGAAGAACAAAATGGATGGGGGCTACTCAAAGCATATTCTAATAATCGTAATGGCTGGATTTATCTAAAATATACAGCTAGAGCATAATAATTATAGGGTAGTATAGAAATTAAATCTATACTACCCTATTTTTTACTCTAGAGGATTCATGTCATTCATGGCGTCAATATAGCCGTCATTATAGCCTTCATCGTAATTATCTAAAGACATGTATAAAATGTTTAGGAACATCTCACAAATTGGCTTATCTGCTCCAGATATACTAAATACTGTTTCATCACAAGTCTCATCTGGATAATATAATTCTAGTTTACATTTTCCTTCTTGATTGATTTGTAGCCGTGGTAGAATCATACGCCACTAGAGCCAAAGCCTCTATCACCACGTTCAGTAGAATCAAGTTCATCTACTTCGGTAAAGGACACCCGTTCATAGGGCATAAATACAAGCTGTGCAATGCGTTCTCCATGATAGACGATTTGAGCTTCGTCTGTATCGTTGTGCAGAGCAACAATATACTCACCTGTATAATCCTCATCACAAAGGCCAACACAGTTGGCTGGTCTTAGACCCTGTTTAGTAGCAAGTCCAGAACGGGCAAAGATAAGTCCACAATAGCCTTCCGGGGGCTGAATTGCCAAACCAGTGCCTACTTTTACTGTGGTATGAGGGGCAATATCAATGGACTTTGGGAAAAGACGCATACCATCTGTAGTACGGGCGTATTCACAACCAATATTAGCATATAGGTCAAGCCCAGCGGCCTTATTAGAACCATAGGTGGGAATGCAAGCACTAACAGACAACCGCTTGATTTTAACGTTAAGCATTGTTTTTCTCCTTTTGTGTCAGTTCAAGAAATCGAGGTAGTGTCTCGCAAAAGTCACAGAACATCTGCCAGTCAGGAAGGGCGTGATGCCGTCTCTGCTGATAGATTGTCTTGAGTTGCCTATAATTTGTGGTCATTGCAGCTGTAAGCTCAAAACCGCTAGGGATATTATATAGCATCTCAAGTCGTGCTTGCTTTAGCTCATTTGAGCTGATGTTATATTCTGGCTTCTTATTCATAGCAACTAGCCAATTATAGCGGTTAATCTTTTCTTGTAGGATGTTAATAGTTCTTGGGTCTACATAACGGTTACATTGTAGTCTGGGGTTCATATTCTGTAACTTGTGCATTGTAGAGCAAGATGAAACAAAATCAATGAAGTGGTATCTTTGCAATTCTACCCATGCTTTCTGGCTGAATGTAAGGTCAAATTGTACGATAATTCCATTCAGAGCATTATCATGTCCTTCACCTGTCGGGCAATTCAAGCAAGCCTTAATACCCTTAGTAAGCTCGGCGGTCAAGCCGTCAAGCTCAACCGCCTTTGGGTACTTAGCTGCTCTAATCGCCTCATCTAGTCCATATACACGAACATTAGATACATTAGGCAATTAGTAGTCCTCCTCATCACATTTTTCCTCCGTAATATCATGGCATTCAATATCCACAAAATATAACTTGTCATCATCATGGCGATTAGGATAATATGTGACCATATCAACCTCTACACAAGTGTCATCATCGACCCATACGCGCTCACCAATGCGAGGGATAATCATACGTGCGGCATGGGTGTATGACCATTCATGCCCTTCACAGCTTTCACTATCATCAATAAAATATCTTAGCAGAAATTCCATTCGCTCAATCCTCCCAATTATATAGTTTACAGAAATAGCTAAGTTCATCATCTGAGATATATTTCTGCATGACCACATACATTTCACGCTCTTCATCCGGCGCATCTAGTGGTAGCCATACCAAATCGTCCTTATTTGGTTCGCCCATCAGGTCTAGTTCATCACATGAACAAATCCAGTCCTCATTACCTAGTCTGCCTAGATAGAAATTGATACGATTTTCTGTCATTTTAGTTTACTCCTTATCTTATTCACATTTTGTATATCCACAGGATTTACAGGTGCAGCAACCTCCCTCAAATACTAAAGGTTCGCCACATTCGGGACAAGTCTGAGCTTCTTTTACTTTGGCAACTTTAGACTTCATATCGATTTTCTTAGCTGGCTTTTCTTCCTCGTCTTTATCATCTAGTTCTGCTTGCATCTCATTATACATATCTATTAGAGCATTACCAATAGCCATAGGACAACATGAGCCTTTACTAGTATCGTGGTGAGTTGCCTTTCTAGTAGCATATGATGGGCATACCCCAGTTGAATCAAGCTGGTCTTTAATTGTCATAATATCTACACCTGCACGGCATAGTAGGCTGACCATTCGGCTTAGACCTGTCATAAAATTAGCGCATCCGCCTGTCGAGCCTTTGTTAAAATATACCTCTTGTAGATTACCGTCAATAGGGTCAAAGAATGCTAGAACATGAAGTGAGCCACATCCTGTCTGGATTTTGCGCTTTTTGCCAATCAGGTCATTACTTGGTTCGATGATTGAGCCGCGAGGGAGAATAGTAGATGCACATTCTAACTTATGCTCAGCGTCTTTCTTTGTATCAGCATTGAGAATCCCAGCTCTTTTACATCCTGCACGATATACTGTGATGCCCTTTAGATGCTTTTCCCAAGCATACATATATAGGTCTTTCACATCATCTACTGTCGCCTCATTTGGTAGATTAACAGTTGAGCTAATACTCGCATCAATATGTTTCTGCCATACTGACTGCATATCAATGCGCCGCTTAATGGGAATGGTCGCAGATGTGACAAAATAGGATGGTAGCCCAAGTTCGTCTTTAATATCATGAGCATCCATATATTCCTTGACAATTGCTGTATATACCTTATATACCTCATCATGCCCATGCAGGGATTTTGTAGTACGTTCGTAGTAGTTAGCAAAGATTGGCTCAATACCGCCTGATACACCAATCATGGTGCTAATAGAGCCAGTTGGCGCGATTGTCAATAGCTGGCTATTTCTTAGCCCGTTTACTTGAATAAGGTCAATTGACTCAAAATCATCCTCTTTAATATGTTCAGTAAAGAATGGAGATGATACTACTGTATCTTGACTATACCTATCATAGCATCCCTTATCCTTAGCTACTCTAGCACTAGCTACAATGGCATTTCTAGCCATAGAATAGCCAATAGCATCGCATAGAGTAATAGAATCAGGAGAGCCGTATTCAATACCTAATTTGATTAGCATATCGGCTAAACCCATGATTCCAAGCCCAATCTGCCGCCAATCTCTTACTGTTTTGCGCTGTTCAGCAAGCGGATGGCGTTCAAGCCCTTCATCCAATACATCATTCAATGCTCTAACGGAAATCTTTACAGTTCTGTTAAAATCATCCCAATCAAACTTGCCGTTATCGGCAAATGCAGCTAGATTGATTGCACCAAGTAGGCATGAGCCTCCTGCCGGTAGTGGTTCTTCTGCGCATGGATTTACACCAGCATATTCAAAATCCTTATCATTACTTACCAAATTCCAGTTGGTAATTCTATCCCAATAGAGAATACCCGGTTCAGCATAATCCCAATTATTACGGCATAACAGGTCAAAAATATCTCGTGCTTTTACAGTCTTTTTGATTTCTTCGCCTGTTTCATTACGCTTATAGTACAATTCCCAATCTTCATTATTTTTGACTGCTACCATAAAACGGTCTGTGACGCGAACTGAGATATTAGCAGATGTTACTTTATTCAAGTCGGATTTGACCGTAATGAATTTTTCTAGGTCTGGATGGGTACAATCAATGCTAATCATCAATGCGCCACGTCTACCATTCTGACCAATCTGCTCTGTTACTTGACCAAATGTGTCCATAAAGCTGACTGCACCTGATGTTGATTTGGCTTGATTATTTACCTTTGCACCACATGGAGCAAGTTTACTGATGTCAATGCCGCAGCCTCCTCCATAACTATAAGTACGAGCCAGCTTTTTAGCGGTATCATAAATTGACTCAATATTATCTTCTGGAGGCGCAATCACATAACAGTTGCTATATGTTACCTTTTCATCATCAATACCTCGATTGCTCAAGATGCGCCCACCAAACAAGAATTTCTTATCAGCAATAAGCTCTGCTACATCTGCATCGCCACCACTTACACGATCAAGCCAATCTTCAAAAGATTCATTATTACGTTGATATTTCTTATTCCAGATGTCAATACCAAGCTGATTTTCTTTACCTAGCCACTCTTCAACAAACAATAAATCGTCCTCCTTTTATTCAAAATCATCCATATTAAAGCAATACGCAGTATCATCAATTAGCATATCGCAATAAATCTTGCGGCAATCCTTATATATCTCAATTCTTGCTGGGTCATTTTCATTGAAATAATCCCAACGGATATTATGCGCATTTAGCCATTCTTTAGCAAATTCGGCGACATGTCCTTCGCGACAAGTGGCAATAATGATAATCATGTCCAAATCCTGTACAGAGCGAATAAATGCTGCAATTGGCGTTTCTTCACCACATAGCGGATATAAGCTGTAACATAGTGTATGGTCAAAATCCACTGCTAATACAAATTTAGTAGGCGGCGATTGAGCGTAATAAGTATCAATGATTTTCTTGAATTGTTCTTTATTCATTTTCATGTTTACTTCTCCTTAACATGAATAACAATATTTGGCTTATTGCTATCCATATCAATTACTGTGTCAATGTGGTCAACATCATATAGTAGATTGCCAATGTGGACGCGAACAAATTGATCGAAAATATAGCCAGGTGATTGCATAACACAATCATATACCTCGCCATAAAATTGGTTTACTTTCAATTACATTACCTCCTTGTCATATATACTATCACGATTTGGTTGATTTGTCAAGTAACATTTCACATAATTCTGTGTTCCTTTCCATTTCCTCTTGTACTCTCAATCCCTCTTGAATAGCCACTTCATCTCCAATCAATATTAGCCGCTCTTGTGCACGTGATACCGCTGTATAGCACAAGTTACGACTTAACATCCTTACATGGCTTCTATCAATCACCACAATTACAGCCTTTGCTTGGCTACCTTGGCAGCTATGAATAGAAATTGCATATGCCAACAGCGTATTCTTAATATGCGCCTTATCTACTATGCAATCGCCGCAATCATATCGCACAATCATATATGGCTCTTTTCCATCAGGCACAATCTCCATTACTGTGCCAATATCTCCATTGGCTACAAAAGCCGTATCGTCATTATCAGCAAGCGGCATAGCATATTCATTCTTTTTGTTAATTACCTTATCGCCAACTTTGAAATAAATAGGCACATTATTAACAGTATGCCCAACCTTACTCAATTCATTTGGATTGAATTTGGCTTGAATCGCCGCATTGATAGCCAATGAGCCAACTTCGCCCTTATTAAATGGCGATAGAATCAGCACATCATCTTTACTATACCCATTTGCTAATAGCCACGCATATTCTTGTTCAATTTGATTGATTACTAATGTATCAGTTTCAATGAACTTATAATCTGTGAAAGTATCTGTCAGGTGTTCATTTACTCCATTTCGTACATCAGTAGCTATGGTAATAATGCCAGATGTGTTGTATCTGAATACCTTAGTCAAGTTACAAACAGGCACGATGCCGCTATCAAGCATATCCTCCACAATGTTGCCGCAAGCAATAGATGCAAGCTGAGATGGGTCGGCTATAAAGATGATTTTGGTACGGTCTGTTACTTTATCGAATAGCATTGACAGTAAATGAACGCTAACCATGCCCATCTCATCAATTAGTACATAATCGCCTAGATTGCCGTCACAAGTCAAGAACATATGAATGGTGCTTGCTTTACGACCCGTTGCTTCTCTTAGTCTCTTTGTAGCTATACCGGTCGGGGATAACAGGGTATAACTATAATCATTGGCTTCTAGCATCTCAATGATTGCCTTAGTTGTAGCCGATTTTCCAACGCCAGCCGAGCCAGTCAGCATCATCACATCTTGCTTACAAGCCATTTCAAGAATCTGCGCTTGTTCATCTGTAAGCTCTAAGCCGTCTACACTTGTAAACTTCTGCCAATCCATAGGATAATAATGTGGATTGGCTATTTTTTTCTTGATGACATCAGCAATATGCTTTTCAGCGCTATATGTGGCTTGTAGGGCGGTATTTTGGCTAGGCGCGTCATAGTGTACTTGCGCCGATTTCGTCACAACATCGAGGAGATGATGAACGCATTGAGGCGTTTTCTGCTTAACCATATTGAATAGCATCTTGGCTTGCATTCTTGTATTGCCGTCCAGCTCATTATGCTTTAGAGCATATATAGTAGCCGCTTCACATCGTTCATAGCTATCCAACCAAATTGCTGTTTTATTGATTATTGCTCTATCAACTCTATCAAATGACCATTCAAGCAAGTTAATTATAACGGCATATGGATTAGCGTTTATATCCTTGCTAAATTCATATACATTTTTATATGTCGCGGCGATTTTGTTTATATCCTCATCATTCTCAATACCCCAAGCATATGTTTCGCCCATAAATTCAACGCGCTTGTTGATTGTCTTGATTTTTGCAATATATCTTGGCAATAGTACCTTGCCTACACCTTTAATTTTTTTATAGTCCAACTTGGCTTCTTCGCCATTCAGCACCATACTAACAAAATGAGGATATGCTACATGGCATGATTCAGCTTGCCCATTGGTCATTAAGCTGCGTAGTGTCTGTAATTCGGCTTTCTCTGTTAGATTGAATTTACCATCTTTAGCTACAAATCCAGCAAAACCAATGAATTTATAGCTATATTTATATTTGTCATCCACGCATGTCTCTATGATACAATCAATGGATTGCCCCATTTTTAGATCAGCAATTCCAGTCCCTTTTAGACTGATTGTGCCATATTTAGGATGGGCTTCTATTGATTCGTCCTTAGTGCTGCATGATATAATCGAGAAATTGGATTCAGGATTATTGAATATCATGCGCATTGGGGTTAATTTTACTGTTTGCATGGAATACACCTATATAATTTTTCTGTTTTATCTATGCGGCTTGATTTATCTAATGTGCATTTCAACTTACCTTCCCAGATACATTCAAATCCATCCTCTGGCATCCAGTATTCACTTACCAATACAATATTGGTTTTAGCCATCTCTTTACACCAAGCATAGAATTTATCATAGTCAAAATCGCTTGTTGCATATTTTGTTGTATCACGGTAAGGCGGGTCACAATAGATAACCATATTGCTTGCACTCAATTTCCAGAAATCGCCGCATACAAAAATTGTGCCTTTTAGCTTAGGTGCTTGCTTCTTGATATTGCGGATAGCTTCATTGGCAATATCTCTTGGCGTTACGCCATCTGCTTTGAAGCTTCTTGGATAGCCGCCAAACCATTTTGCGCCGAACGTACAGAATCCAACAAACCCTACATACCAATCTGGATAATTGGATGGATTGATTCTTACAGCATTATATTCTTCTTCTGTGATGGTATCAGGAAAATCATCTGTTGTCTCTGATACATGATTTAGCAATGCAATCAGATATTTATGAATATCGTTACCAATCTTACATGGACATTTAATTTTATCAATCATATTAGCGCCGCCAACAAATGGCTCTAAATAACCACGGCAATCAGGCATATTATCAATATATGACTGGATAATAGGCGCGATGTACTTGCTCAGGCGATTCTTGCTTCCAACGTATTTTATGTCAATCATCCTCCTCAACCAGCAATTTGTCCCATTCATCAATAATCAGCTTCATCAGCTCAGTTGCTCCCCAAGCCGGCTCAAATCCGACACTATATGCGTAACGAATATGCGCTACATCAATGAATGTAATCCATCTATATTTGCTTGCTACCACCTTAAATTCATTACCAATGATGCTTACATTCGCTTTCAGCAAGCTATTACAGATATGACATACAGACTCGAGCCATGCTTCATAGGTTAATACGTCTTGCATTTGTCACCACTTCTTTCTATAGCGCGTTTCAGTGTACTCTTCATATCCCTCTTCTACAGTATAGTCAATATCATAGTTACAGATTTCTTCAACTTGTTCTCTAATTTCGTCATCTGTCGCATCGTCTGGTACATAAAATTCCCAATTATATTCACCTAATGCTCTGACGTAGATAGAACCTTTTACCCGTTTCATAATTAAAACAACCTCCTGTTCTTTGATAAATCAAGTATATCATAGTAACAAGAGGTTGTCAAGCATTATTTTAATTATTTTTCAATCATTTTCTTTAACTCTGCAAATAGCTCTCTGCCACAAATAGGACAAGTAGAATTTATGTCAACTACATATTTTTCATCTACCATTAAGCCGCAATTTGGACATTTGATAGGAGCATATTTTAGGGGATGCTCAGTCCGTTTGCGACGATTTCTTTCTGCTCTGCTCAATTTCTTCTTTCTCCTTTCAAATAATATCTATTGTCACGTCTGACCAGCTCGCCATTATTTACCATCTCATTGATACGGGCATTCAGATTGATACACTCATATTCAGTCCAATCAGCAATCTTGTCAAATGTGGCATTTCCACCATTCTCCATGATGGCCTGTTTGATGTGCCTCTTTGCGATATACATTAGTGGAAAATCACCTCCCAATCAATTTCATTATCATTTGGTTTATCAATAATTTCATATAGCTCAATAATTGCTTGTGGCTTAATCTGTCCATTATATTCATTCAATCCAAGCGATACTACCACCTCAATAGATTTACCTTGAGCTGATTCAAATTGGCTTGCCTCTTCATTACTAACAAAGAATTTAATGAACTCAACATCATCCTGAATCAACTTGACAGTAGTTGAGCGATTACGATAGATATAGATTTGAGGGGATGATAGGGTTAGATGGAATAGCGGCTTCGGTACACCTTGACCCCATAGAATATTATTTTCTACACACAGATTTGCAAGATTGTGTGTGATATTATTAGGCGCGATCTGAGCCGCCACCTCAATATCTGGCTCTACGTCCAAATCAAGCCCGTCTAAGAATCGTGCAAATCTCTTTAAGTTGCTTTTCTTGACGGTTATGCCAGCTGCGGCGCCATGTCCTTGACATTTAGCCAATCCTGATTTATTGATAATCTCAAGTAAATCAATAGGACTACGCATCGAGCCAGACCATGTTGTGCTATTTAGTTCTCTCAATAGGAATGTCGGCTTATTGTATTTTCCACAGAATTTATTGGCTACAAGCCCTAAATAGGACTTATTCTCAGGTTCACCAAAGCCGATAATGACCTTATGAGATGTGTCAAGTCCATCAGACAGCTTATCTACGACCTTCTTGACTTGATAATCCTGCTTAGATTTTACGGCTTTCATAGCCTTTACTGCGGCTTCTGGCTCAATCTTGCCAATCAGCGCATCAAAGAATAGCCGCTTAGTAGACTGGTCATCGCTACGAGCAAGCGCATTAGCAAGAGGCGCTATCCCAAATGCCACACCCTCTGGATTAACGCCGCGATTGCAACAATGCTCTAGGCAGTATTTGATAAATGGATTAGTAGGATTAGTCAATCCGTCATATACATATTTGCGATTCTCAAGTGAGCGCAAATTGCAAATATCAGAGATTAGGCTAACAGCTACTAGGTCTTTGAAAGATTGCTTAGAGCCAAGTGCACAAGCAAATTTTTCTACAACGCCTGTGCCACTGATGTCGGCATTACAAGTGTATGTGACATCGCCACCAACGCCCCAATATTTGTGTTCGATTGACTCCATTTGGTCATCTGGCATTGGTCGAATAATAGCACTATTATATGGATTGACTACTGTAGCATACTTATTTGACTTCTCAATGATGTGATGGTCTAAGATTATAACATCAATACCCATACACATCAGTTCTTCACATTGATATATATCGTTCGACCCGGCATCTGGCACAATTAACAAATCTAATTCATCAATGGTGATTTGACCTGTTAGGTCTGATAACCCATGCTCTTTACCAGCATGACTATAAATACGAATGTCCTCTAGCCCGTTCTCAATACATAGCATATAGGCAATAGCCGCCGAACAAGCTCCATCAAGATCACTATCAATAACAATACCAACAGAGCCTTTGGTATGATTGAATAGATTCACAGCCACATCCATATTCTTATACATATCGGGCGATTGATATTCAATCTTATCTGGATTTAGATATGCGTCAATATCAGATATGCCGTAGGTATGAAGTAAATCCCTTAAAAATGTGGCTTCATTAAGGGAACCAAGTAGTGGATGAATCTTAATAAAAAATCAGCCTCCTTATAAACGGCTCTTTGGTAGCCCAACATTCTGTTCTAACCACAGTGCGCTATTTTCCGTCCACATATCGCTGATAACGGCATTCATGCGCATACTTACATTTGCCTCTCATACTCTCACCCAATCCACAACAGTAACAACACGTTCTTTACGCTCAACACGATATGGATTTGACGGATATTCATTTTCTTGATATTCAGTTAAACCAAAGCGCCAGTCAATAGCCCAATATTCACCATTATATTTAAACACAGTTTGCGTCTCTTGTGTCCATCTACCAGATGCGCCATCAATTTGGTCTACATATTCATATCCTTCATCATCAAGAAAACCCCATGCTAAATTAGAGCGATCTTCTTCTGTTAGCTTTTCTCCATTCAGAAATTTTTCCATAACTGGTTTACTCATATTTTTACCCTACTTTCCCATAATTTCATTGCTTGCTCATATGGTATGTCCATCATATTGCATTTATACATATCATAACCTTGATTATTATAGACTATCGAACAGTTGAAGAAAGGCTTTAACTTAACCGCTAATTTCTTCAGCTTGACTACAAAGAACTTAAATTCCTCATCGCCTACTTGCTTATAATCGCTATCAAACGCAAGCACCACATCATTCACGCCCAGCTCTAGCAATAGTTGTATATGCTGCTTGCTTATATTAGAGCCAAAGACGGCTAGAGCATTATTTATACCGTATTTGGGCGACTTGAGTACGCTTTTTTCTGATTCAAATAGCACCACTTGACGCGACTTTTCAATAGCGGCTTTATTTTGGTCGTAGCCATACATGACTTGTGATGTTGCCAGCTTTAGCACTGTACCATCCAGCGTACATATTTGTCTATATTTGCCTTTAACCACATCCTGCTCTCTTGTATATCGCCCCCTTACACCTACTAGTTGTCCATTAAACACGACAGGTATTGATATGCACGCCTGACGCGCATACCAGCCTATACCAAATTTATCAAGTATATCCGCTGAAATACCATAATCCAGCCATTCTTGCGGATATAAATGGTCAAATAGAGATAATATGGACTTGTCATATGTCAATAGCTTGTCTGGCTCTGGCTCAGCATTAGGTAAGAATCGGCGCAATTCAGCCCAATTATCAATCTGCCCATTCTGTTCTATTTGCCCTACTTGTAGATGTAGGATTGAGCAGATATATGATACAGCTTGATTGAAGTCAAGATGCTTGACGTACTGAACTAGAGATATGGTATCGCCTGAAAAGCCGCAGCTCCAACAGTGAAATGAACCTGATTTTATATAGTACCATAATTTGGGCTTGTGTTTATCCCAATCAGCACCCCAATGACAAATTGAGCCGAATATCAAATTATTACTATCAGCCTTCATTAATGGCGCACCCATAGCGTCCATTAGCTCTATAATGCGGTCATCGGTTAGTTGGGATTTGAGAGATTGAATGTCAATCATTTCGCATACACCAACCTTGTTCTTTGAAGCTGTATTGGATTGTCGAACTTGCTCGTTACAAAACAATCCTTTGTTCGTCCAGTATTCAAGTCAAGATTAAAATATATCTTAATACCCTGTTCAACCTGTGAAAAGCGCATTTTATAGAGATGCAGCACGCGATTTGGCTTTGTTTTATCAGGATATTTCTCCATCATCATATCAGCTATCTCTTGCTCTTTACGGCGCAAAGGCATAATTACACCGGCCACATCAGCCTTGTTCTGAATCGCTCTTGAACCAGCCGCAACACCACTATCCATAATTTCTTGCGTCATAGCATTAGCATTGACCTGAGTAAATGTAAGTACTGCTATATTATATTCAACAGCTAAATCCTTGAGCTTACTTGCTATACCAGATAGCACCTGATCTGAACGAGTAGATACGCCGTTCTTTTTAGCTAGGTCACTCGATACGGATGATGATTCAACGATATAATCATAACATAGAAAGCCTACTTGCTTATTTACCACATAATCCTTTACATATGATTCAATCAAATCAACAGTATAATTAGGCATGGTGACAATATATAGCTTAGATTCATGCAGGATTTTAATAGCCTCATCTACACGTTCTTCTTCACCTTCTTCATATCGCCCATTTAAGATGCTAAAACATGGTACGCCGCTAATTGTAGCCACAATCTTGGGCGTGATTTCAGTATCACCAGCCATCTCAAATTGAAGATATAGACCAGCCTTATGCTGATAACATGGATTATCTACATATTGCCCCTTGTCTATATCATAGATTCTAGGGCAACATACTTGCACAAGATTAGCCAAGCCAATAGTTGACTTGCCTACACCTGAGCCGACTGAATAGATAGATAGCTGTCCCGGAATCCAACCTCTAGCAGCTGTGTTTAGATATTCACTAAAAGTTGTTGCGCCGAATAGCGGTTCTGCTTTGAAACCCTCTTTAACCGCCTCAAATCCATCACCGGCTTTTAGCTCATCTATATCTTTGTCTTTATAGAATTGCTTCTTTATAGCTATCTGTTGTGCGTCAAAATATTGTACTATATCTTCTATGGTTGCTTTATCGTCTTGCTCAAATTTGTCTACGTTATAGCCAGCATTTTTATATGAACGGAGTAATGTTGCGCGGCGCACATTGTTGTAATATACCTCAAAATTGCCCACATTAGCAAGTTGCTTAACAGTATCAATAAAATCGTCTAGCTGATTTAACTTGAATATATCCTCTACCTGCTTATTATTCTTACATAGCATATAGAGGTCTAGGGCAGATATAGATTCAGCCCCACGTTTAGCTAGAGCAACGCACCCTTGCCACAATCTGAGATGGAAATCGACCGTGAAATCATCACGGCTTAAAGGATACTTGTCGGAAATAGCAAGAGACGACTTAATTAGCAAACAACCCAATAGCAACCTAACAGAATTTTGGTCATAGAGCAATGATTATTCCTCCTTGCTCGATTCATCTAATTCACAAAATGTGCCTTGCCAATGCAGGCAATCTGTATCAGGAGCGGTACATTTAGCACCATCTTTATATGGACACATTATCATTTCCATTTCAACGCTTGCCCACAACATTCACAATATTGCATATATGAGTTGACATCATTACCACATAACTGGCAAATGCCACTATCTTTGTACAATCCAGATGAGCGCACACCAACCGCATATATGGGGATTTGTTTCTGCAATGCTCCAACAATAGCACCCATATATGGCTCAATATCACTTGTATCAAGCATACCGCTAGTTAGAGCATTGAGAGCTTCATCATATTCATTGACATATTGTTTCATGACATCAAATCCTCCTTAGACAATCCCATGATACCCAACAAATCCTTGCCACTCTCATCTGTTAGAGTAAAAGATTCCCCATTGAGTCCAATAACTAGATACTTATGCCCTCTGACATAAGTATAAGTAATATATTGAATACTTGAAATATCAACATACATCTTAGTAGCGTCATAGCCAATATCATATCCCGGATAGTATTCAATTAAAATCATCCAAACACATCCTCCTCATCATTTCTTTTCATAATCGTCTCAACCCCATCTTCAGCTTTCCATTGCTGTATATTCTGCTTTACCTGATTTAGCCAAGTATAATATTTTTTACATTCATCATATTTATATTTGACCAGTCCAAGTGGTGATTTAGATATATCCAATCCTTGCTCCTTATGGATATATCTAATGGTATAAGCAATGCCGCCACATGTCATATCAGGATTATCTTTCATTAACTGAGCAAGCTGTATACCTACAAGCCGCATATTGGCATCAGGGGAGATTTGACGTATATAATCTAACAATTTGCGCCTATCATCTTTTGATTCTGGCTTTGACTTAGCAGTATGAGTATTGATATAATCTTGCTTGCATTGTTCACAACAAAAATAGAATTTAGGCTTATATTCAATTGCATTTTGTTTTAACGTTGATTTACCGCATTGGCGGCATTTAATTGTAGGTGGCTTTCTCATTTGCTTACCACCTGTGCTGTGTCATACCGTTCATCAATCGTTCGTACATATTTAATTGCCTCATCAAAAGAATCACACTGAACAATAATCACGTTCTGGCATTCATCACCATCAAACCATACTTTCCAAGTCATAATAAAACAACCTCCTGTTTCATTTGTTGACTTAATTATAGCATAGAAATAGGAGGTTGTCAAGAGGAAATTATCTCATATTCTAACATCCACTTATCAATTTCTTCTTGGCTCATAGCCGCATCTATCCTCTTACAATCAACCACTCTAATACCGCTAGGATGCGTTATAACCCGATTTTGCTCTATGCTATATCCTGCATCATATTCAAGCCGCAATCGGCATACACAGCCCTCACAGCCGTCAGGACACTTAATATTAAATACCCTAGGTGAATCGCCGCATATGTTCAGGAATCGGCTCGAATCGACCCATTGCCCATCCATTTCTATATTCATGCTATCAGCCGTATTATCTTCAATTATGCGGCAATATTGTACATTATAATACAATGATTTTTTCCATTCGTTGATATTGCCTGATACCAATAGTCTAGTAGGTATATCAGATTTTTTCATTGTATAATAATGTTTATTTTTGACATATATATAGCTGTCTATTCGTGGATGGATATATTGCGCCATACCCAGCCATGATTTGATTTGCGCCTCATTCCATTTGCGGCTTAATGTTTGGCTCATTGTGAGGCATTGATTGTTGGTGATGACACTGAATCTGGCTTTCATGTGGGTCTGATATATGTCGATTCGCAGCTCTTGTAGCTGGGATATACATAGAAATCTATTCAAACATCATCACCTCACAGCTATTATATAATAAAAAGGCGGGATTGTCAAGCCCCGCCTTTAATATTTTTATAGATTAGCTAAATGGATTCTCGTCGGAATCATCCCAAGGATTTTCTGATTCAGCAGGAGTAGACGTATCAGTAGACGTAGTATTGAACACATCCCCAAAATCAGGTAGTGGGTCATTAGCAGGAGTAGATGTAGTAGTCTTAGTGGTTGTTAGTTCCTTTAGCGCAGGAATTTCATATTCGCCCTTTTCAATGGTTTCAACAGAGCGAACAGCCGCGACATAGTTACGGACACGAACCTGACCCTTCTGGTTCTGATACTGCTCATCTGCAATGATTAGACCAATGATCTTATTGACAAGTGTCTTTTCATCAAAATTCCACTGATAGCCCTTATTTGAACGCTCAATAGCATTGGTAAAGCCCTTGAACATAGATGCCGCACTATCCTTATAAGAGCGAATGAATGTGCCAGCATTAGGCCATTTCTTTTCCTTGCGTGTATCTCCATCATACTGCTTCTTGAAATATCCCTTGTCATCGCCCTTGAAAATATCAAAATAAATCTTTAGATATTCTTTCTCAGGATGATCTTCCACCTTCAAAATCTTACAAATATAGCCATTTGGTGTTAGACGCTTAAAAGACGTGCTTTCAACGATAGAGTCCCAATTTTCAATTCTTTTCAATTTGATTACCTCACTTTAATGTTTTTGTGTTAAATGCTTTTTCTATAGGCCATTTATATGCCTTTATTCTAGCTCTTAAAGTTGTATATTTTATACCTAATTCAGTTGCCCAATCAGATAATATTTGAGATTTCCCATTGTATTCATATAATTCTTCTTCATTATATGTAATAGCTTTTGCAACATCCCAACCATATTTATTTATACGTGCCCAAGATGTTGCCGAAGGAACTCCATAAATTTCTTCCCATTCTTTTAATGTTTTTTCTTCACCATTATATTTATATCTTACGTTATTTCGCCTATTTCTACATTGTTCAGTCAAGGTTATCCATCTACAATTAGCTGGGTAATATCCTTTATTCGTATCAATTCTATCTAATGTCAAATCATCATTATATCCAGCACTAATTGCCCAATTATAGAAATTTTCAAATGAATCCTTCCATTCCTCACACATTGCTATGCCACGTTCACCATAATATTTATAATTATCATTGCCAACATAATAACATCTTGCCTTAACATCGCTCCAAATTCGATATATTCTCGTATTTGACATATTATGAGTTTTGTGCATCTTTATCAATCTCCCTATATAAGATTTATTTAGAGTAGAGGGCTGATATAGGCAACCCTCTTAAACTAAGCCAGTTTGCAACCCAGCTTTGACCTCTACTATATTATATCACATTGCCATATATTTGTCAAGTATTATTTTTATATCTTACTCAGCCTTTTTAGCTGGAGTAGTAGGTTTAGCCTTTGGCGCACTTGCCTTCTTTAGCCCATAATATTCTCTGATTGTATCATCAACCATCTTTAGGTCATTGTCAATCTCAAGAGAATCAAACATACCCATTGGAGACTTGCATGGATTCGAGCCGTCAGACTGTGTGATAAAATAATGCTTGCGCTCATCAGCTTTACATAGCAGGACAATGCTAAACAGTCCCTCTACTGTGAGCTGCTGGTCTAGCATCTTGCCAAGCGTCTTAGCCTTTACCTTGCCATTTTCATCGGTATCAATATGTTGCATGATATATACAATCGTATCTGGATTTGTATCTTCCTGAACAACACGCAACATATCTTCATAGTTCTTAGCCATCGTAGTGAACTTGCCATATCCGACTTCATTTACTTTATCAAAGCTCTCAAAAGCCATAAGATACTGAGCATCGTCTACGACCCAACTTAGCTTTTTGCCGCTACATACCGCGCCTTTGATACTGGCATATGTTGCTTTATTCATACTTTGTAGTTTATTTACATTTCTGAATGGTAGCGGTTTAGATGCTACATTTAGGATGCCAACATCCTCTTGCTTGAAATTTCTAAGTGACGCTGATTTACCAGAGCCACTTTCACCTAAAATAAGAACTGCTACGCCCATTTACTTACTTAATCCTCCTTATTATTTTCTTTACTTAATGCTGCTACAGCCATAGCAATAGCTTCAGATAGATTTGGGTTGATATAAGAAAATTGTTTGTATTCAATGCAAAGTCCTCTATAATTACCATATTCCTTAACTATCAATGTGGAAGCTTCTTGATTGGTCATCATTCACCTCATTGAATTTCTTTTAGCCAAAAATTACGTTTGCATTTATCACAACCTATTCCGGGGGTACGACATCCACATCCACCAGTTTCCTTATCACGATATTCACTTGAAATTTGAGCTGGGCAAATACTTAGATATCCATCATATAGCATATTAGCTTTAGGAAATAGCTTGAGCAATTCGCTCTGCCTCGTTTTGACCGGGTATTCTTTTGCCCATTGTTCTACAATAAAAACACCATCTTCTTCTTGTCCATCAAATTCTTCTCCGCAACGATACCCATAAGCAGGACATTCCTTACATCCATCATCGTTGTATGCTTTACACATTCAATTAAGCTGTTTCAAAAATTCAACAGCATCCATTATTTTACGCCCCCCTCTAATTTTATACAATATTTTGATTTTTGGAAAATGCAATCTGCACAATTAAATGTATTGTAGTAACATTCTTTGCAGTTCTTTGGCACATCATATCCCATATCACTATACCAATCGTATTTCCTATCAAGCGCAATCGGGCAATATCCGGTCACACATTCATTTGCACAGAATCCTTTACATTTCTTCATGCTTCTTCCACACTTTCATCTCCTGATACGTTTCCGATAATGTTACCCATTCACCATTTTCATCCTTTTTCATTTTATTTTTCTCTTGCAATACAACTCTAATTGCATCACCCTTTGATAATTGATGATTTGTCCAGAATTTCTTATTAGCTCGATATGTGCGTTCTGCGCCATAGCATAGGTTATAAAGCATACAATAAATCGTACCATATCCTGTTGTCTTAACATCTAGCACTAGCCAATCATTAAGGTCTGAATTGGGGTCGTTGCCATCCACATAGCCTAATAACTCAATCTGCCATTTCAGTTTATCAGCAATAGTTGTCTTTGGCATTTTCATTGAGCGCAGAATCGATAATATGATGCCGCGATTATCAAGTTGACTAGCTGTTTTCTCTGTTAGATTACCAGCATACGGCTTGAGCATATCTACATTATAACCCATTCCAACCCATTTGTCAAGTTTAATTGTCTTGCATTTTGAAAATTTATTAAAAATCTCAATACCTAGCAATAGTGCCTTGGCTGGTCCAAATTCTGCAAAATAACCAATTTTAACTAGAATATCAAGTTGCCGCGCATCTGGTTTAGAGTTGAGCTGTTGAATAGCAAATAGCACATCAATAAAATTCTTAAACTGCATATCGCGCATACCATATAATGCCTCGGCTACATCGGTGCTCATATACTTGATTGAGCCAAGCCCCTTATAGATTGTATTTTCGTTTATATCGTAAAAATAATCTGAGCGAGAATGACGAAATTTAGGAGATTTAATTTTAATGCCGACTTTATGAGCATATGCCGTTAGTGCCGCCGTCTTTTCCTCTTTACCTTGATTGATATTCATAGCAACCGTAAGGAATTGAAGTGGATAGTGGTATCTAAGCCAACCTGATACATATCCCTCATAGCTATATGGCTGACTATGATTTAGAGAGAACAGATAATTACTAGCGTCGATAATGACTTGGATAAAATCAGCTATAACCTTATCTGATTCATCTTGGCTCATATTATATCGCTCTGCCATTGTCTCAGCAAAACCAGCCTTGATTTGTGGTATATCCTTGTCTGTACCAGTCTTTTTAGCAAAATGGCGGCGCACAACATCGGCTTCGCCCATAGTATAGCCACAATATTCATGTAAGAATTGAATAATTTGACACTGGAATACAAGATAGCCAAATGTCGGCTTCATAAATTCATCAATCGCCGCATTTCCAGATTTGCGGATAACACCATTAGCAAGGTCATCACGATATGATGCACCGGCAGGACGAATTGCGCCATTACCGATTGATAGCAATGTCATATAGTCAATATTTGGGTTCAATGCCTTGAATTTCTGAATATTAGATTCAGACAAGAGTTGCTTGATATATCTATCGCCAGTCATGCCTTCCCACTGGAATATAGCCGTAGTATCATCTCTAATGCTATCCCACACGACTTTATCATTTATATCAACATTGTCAGGTGTTAGGCGCTCAATACCAGCTAATTTACACGTCTCGTTGATTAGTTCAATGGTGTCTAGTTTGAGTAAATCTAGCTTGACATAATTCTGCAAATCAACCTCTTTCATATTAATTTGACTGATTGGAACATCGTCTGTTGATGTGGTGAATAGCCCCATACGGTCATCAATAGAATGAGGTGATACAACTAAGCCGCAAGGATGATTGCCAACTGATACAACGCAACCATTTACAATATCGACATATTTGAATAGCTCTGGATATTTAGTGCGGCATTTGTGCTCATCTTGTTCTACGGTATTACAGATTTGCCCTACTTCATCAAGTGGCATTTCCAACGCTCTACCAACATCACGAATAGCGCCCTTCAGAGCAATCGTATTAAATGTTACAATGTCAGAACAGTGTAATCCGTGTTTGTTAAATATATATTGCTTGACCTCATTGATTCTACTAGGAGGAAAATCTGTATCAATATCAGACAGTGATACACGCTCCGTATTCATGAATCGCTCAAAATTAAGCCCGTGCTTGATGCTATCCATCTCAGTAATTCCAAGCAGATAAGCAATGACTGAGCCATTACATGAGCCGCGCCCATATCCCACAAGAATACCCTGTGTCTTGCACCATGCTATGATGTCCTCCATGAGCAACATAAAGTCAATCGCGCTATTATGGATATATGCTTTCATCTCGTATTCGATGCGATCTAGGTATTCTTGATAATTAGGCAGCTTATCAACACCGCGCCACATAATACCGTCTGCGATCTTATCTCTAAGCACAGCCTCACTATCATCACCCCATAGATGAGGATATTTATAGCTATAATCAAGCTCAAACGGTTCAATCATATCTGCTACCGTGTTTGTCATCTCAATAGCATCCAAGTACACATCTATAGGTAGCGCGTCTTGCATGCAGCATAGTTGCACTAACTCATCATAGCTCATCATTTCAAGATGAAATTTATCTTCACCGTCAAAATGAATATTCTTGGCTTTTTGTAGGATGCGTCGCCCATCTACATGAGTAGAATTGAGCGCATGAGTATCAGTACACATCAATAGCCGCAAGCCGCTTTGTTTAGATAGTGCCCATAGCGTGTTGTTATAGCTCTTTTGAGCGGGGTCAAGATGGGGCTGAATCTCAAGAAAACATCTGTCTCTATGCTCACATAGCCAATGGTAGAAATCCCATCGAACATCATCTGGTGCTTTGTTCAATACGCCGCCAAGACAAGCTGTAGATACAATGATATTATCACTGGTATTCTTTACGTCATCAATCGTGATTCGCGGTACATAATAAAATGAATTATCGTCACGGTTAAATGCCTTACTTGATAACTTGTTCAGCTCTAATATGCCATCATAATTTTTAGCAATTAACAGACAGTGGTAATTATCACGGATTTTTTCATCCAAGGTCTGAGTTAGATAAAATTCTTGAGCATGGATATATTTCATACCCATTTCTTCAGTATGCAATTTTTTCTTTACCCATTGAAAAATTGACCCGTGTTCAGAAAATGCTATTGCCTTCATCCCTAACTCTGCGGCGCGGTCTATATATTGGTCGTAGCGCGTCACAGAATCTATGTTGGTTACGCCATTAGATAGCATAGAATGAAGGTGAAGGATTGTATAGTTTGTATTCATCACTTCATCAACTCAAATACATCTTCTTCATCTTCATACTGAATAATCTGTCCAAGATAATATTCAACCTCATCATTACAAGTATCAAGCAAACATACGATAATTTTACCCGTATCATTGGATTCTTCACGGCTTGTCATGGTAATAATATATTCTCCATAGTCTCTGTGGTGTACTTCAAACCGCATTTTGCCTTCAAAAATCATATCGTCAGCAAATCCTTGAATAGCATCTATTGTTGGAATCTCACTCTTAATCTCAACCTGAAATACACCGGCTTCATTTTTGAACTTTATGATGTCTCCAATATTATATTCCATCTTTTTATTCCTCCTTATTGATGATTTACCGGCATAACCACGCCATCACCATTTTCTGCCTTGAAATAAATCGGACTGATTCTATTTGCCGCATACGCCTTACAATCAGGCAGACATTCCATAGTATTAAGTAAATACTGTGGATTTATCTACAGATTTAATTCCTCATCAAGCAGATAATCAGCCACTTTCTTAGGATTATCCTTTTCTTTAATTTTATGCGTCTTGATATATACCTTGAGTTCGCCAATATTAGGCAGCTTAATTTCCTTAGAGCCGTCCATAAACTTAACAATCTGTTCAAGCTGCATTTCCTATCCGTGATATTTTTCATCAATCTCAGGCAGGAGCGGCTTTTCGTTGAATCTAATAGCTACAAAGCTATCACATACACAATATAGCGTTAATCCATCTCTTGTCTGATTGGTAAACATACCTTCAAGCATAGGCTTATTGCGCGATTCAGCGTTTTTTAATAATCCTATTCGCCGCAGTCACAATGGATTTAGTACCAGATTTCTTTGATTGCTCAATGAGCATATCAGATTCAAGCTGCTTCAGTGTAGTATCCATATCCTTGACAATTAGATACAACCCGGCAGTATCACAGGAATCACGCCATGCTTTGATAATGTCATACAATTTTTTAGTGGTCATAATTACTTACTCCCTATAATCATCATAAATTTCAAGCTCATAATGCTTCTTGTCGCGCCACTTGCGTGGTGGTGCAATTATAACATCATGTCCTGTTTCATCAATCAGTTCTTTTAGTTTAGCTATAGATGAAATGTCAATATATGTAATATTCTGCACAATGCTTTTGTCCTTGTTCCATACTCGCGTCGTGGACATCTTATACTTTTCATCCACAAGACAAGGATACTTGTTAATCGCCTCTACATAAAATGGATAACCAATCGACGTGATGTTCAAACAGAATTTTATAATAACAACCGCCCCTTTCATTTGATACTTGGATTATATCATAGATTAGAGCGGTTGTCAAGAGGGTTTATTTAATTTTACAAATAAATTCGCTGATCTTGTTGAGTGCATACTACTCTACTTGATTTACCTTGTTTTATTAGCTCATCTTGTAATGTATGAGAAAATTCTACTTTGTTCTCATAGTTCCCATGCACTAAGCATAGTTTATTGAAACGGCATTGATTTGTTAAGTAGTCAATCAATTCTTCATAACTAGCATGGCTACTAAATGAGCGCAGTTCTGTGATATTGGCTTTGTTCGCTACATTCACGCCATCAATATTGACCTCTGGCATATTGGATTTAATTTGAGACGCAAGTCCATTTTCCCCAGCAAAGCCGCAGAATAAGATATGATTGCAACTATCAGGCAGAGCCGTTTTTAGATGACTCATAATCCGGCCTCCGACAAGGAAGCCTGATGCACTTATGATTAAGCAATGCTCATTTCGCATTTGTAGATTAACTGATTCTTCTTGAGATTCAACAATTCGCACATTCTCAATTTCATCTTCTTCCCACGGCCAGATTGCACAGAATTTAGATGCAAGAGGGGAATCAAGATAAATTTTGATTTGCTTATCAATACCCTTATCATGTAATAGGCGCAACATAGATTGTGTTCGGTCAAGAGAAAAACATGGGATTAGTATTTTATTGGATTCAGCAATAACCGTCTTAATCTTCTCAATATCCTTATCTCTATCCTTGTGGCTGTTGGGTCGCCCCTGTTGGCAATATGTGCATTCAGAGATAAGAACATCAACAAATGGCAACGGCTGTCTACGCGCTTTGTACGGTTTTTCAGATACACCACCAATATCACTAGTGAAACCAATGCGCTTAGTCACATATCCATCTTTTAGCTCAAGTACGCATTGCGCCGAATTGATAATATGACCGGCTGGATAATATGTCAATTTAATGTCTGGTGCAAGCGAGATTGGTATGTTATAATCAATCTCTATAATGCGATTAAGCGCACGTTCAATAGCTTGTTCGTCATAGAATGGCGCAGCTTTCTGTCCGTGCTTATTCTGAATTTTCAGACAATCAGATCGCATGATTTTTAGGCTATCTTCCCATAACAATTTGAGAAAATTAGTAGAGCCAGATGGCACATAGAGATGCGCATTGCATCCTTTAGCATATAATGCAGGAACAAGCCCAATATGATCTAAATGGCTATGCCCCAATACAATAAAATCTACATCCCTTGGTTTAATCTTTTTTAGTTGTGCAAGATTAGCCTTATAGTTAGATACAATATCTCCCATCCCCTGTATCATGCCACAATCTAGGAGGATGCTATATTTTTTGAATCGCACATGATGACAAGAGCCAGTTACGTCAACTGCGGCATTTGACAAGAAATGAATATATGGCTTTTTACAGCCTTTATCTGTCAATTAGCCGACTCCTTCCTCATTTTTAGCACATTTCTCAGTACACAATCCATACAATTCAAATCTGCGTCATTCCACATTTTATCTCTCTGTGCGGTCATGCGTGGGTCGATTTTTACATATTTGTCACAATCTGTTTGACAATCGCATCGCATACAAGGAATGTCATAGACGTGATTAGGTCTACGGCTCATTCATGTCCCTCCTCATATTCAGGCTCAGGCGGCAAGCTAAACCCAATAGCTTGGGTGATAGCAGGGCTAGGCGCAATCTTTTCAGCAGCAGCTTCATGTTCTGCCTTGTCAAGCTCTAGTTCAAACGACATACGGTTAATCTTAGCATTGATAACTGACTGTACAAAGTCTACAATCGAGCCGCACAGAGGCAACAGTGAGCTTACAAATAGGACTGCGCCTCCTGCAATCCATAGCGGGGTTAGACGGTCCTTACCATCCATTCTTCATTTCTCCATATTCACAAAATCCATCTGGGTTACAAACACTAATTTTACCAACAAACTTATTACACCAATAGTTCCCCATAAATAGATTTTGCTTACAATACTTGCAATTACGACATCTTACAATATTTGGAATATCAAGAGTCTTACATCGTTGAATGGCGCGGCGAACAATTGCTGGATAAAATTCAAAATCTTTAACGAGGATTTGCTCTAATTCGTCAGCATCAATTGGTCGCATTAGCATCACCTCGATTTCTCCGCTTGTCAGCCTCGCCCATCTTGGATTTAATTAGGTCTTTTATGGACTTAGCTGATGTTAGTGGTGCAATCTGTTTACTAATTTCATAGATACAAGCATCCCAACCTGCTATTAGTCCACGATTAAAATGCCGCTCAAATTCCATCTTTAGCTTATCTTCTAGCACTTTGTTAAAATCTTCGTTTTTATCCATCATTCCCTCCAATCGCATTTTGGACAACAATCCTCAACAATAATTTCATATGGGCAATCATCCAACTCAGTATGTGGTTCATAAGTCTTAATTCGCTCAAGTTTAGCACCGCACTTGGGGCAACGGCCCATCATTCTTAGCTCATGAGCAATTTCACCTTTGATCCATATGCCATGCACTGGATCGCAGCTCTTTAGCAGATATATAAGCGCCTCTACGAAAATCTCCTCATCAGCCTTGAAATAATCTTTCATAGCCTCTATAATATCATATTGACAAATCATACGCGCTTAATATCCTTTGTTTCAACAAACAGCCCATAGCCAGTCTGGCCTTCGTAAATATAAGCAAACCGGGAATCAATATAAAGCACTACAAAACTCATATCGCGCACATATTTAAATGTTTCAAGATTTTCAATTGCTCGTTCAGTTTCAACAGCACTAAGAACATACTTCATGAGCATATTTTCTTTCTCGATAAATTCTCTCATCTCTGCCGTTTCGCGCCAAGAGAAAAAATTATTCATGTCATTCTTGAATTTGACTGTATCGCCAACATTGATTCTGGTGCTTTCTGGAACCTTAGAAAGACAGTCTTCAATTCCACCCTGAAGGCTCCAAGTGTCTCCCTCTTTACAAATAGAAGACACCTTAACGGTATTTGCTTCACCTACCTTTTTCATTTCCATCACATTTCCCTTTACAGTAAGCAAATAATCTCCCTCCACATATTTCGGAGCAGTGTTACCAGTAAAGAATTTGTACTCAAACATTATTTTTGTCCTCCTTGTATTTTTTATTTTAGAAATTAACAACGCTCATTGCGTTAATTGCTCTCTGCTCTGTACGCTTAATATATCTATTCGCTGTAATGGCAACTGAACTATGCCCCATTGCTTTACTAATGATCTCAATAGGTACATCAGCCTCAGACATCATAGTAGCAAATGTGCGGCGCATGGTATGATTACTAATATGCAATTCTTCCCAATTTTCAATACCAGCTTTTCTAGCACATACCTTGAGCATGGCGCTGGTGTTCTTGCCATCCATTTTATTTCCACGATTGCCTACGAACAGATATTCGCATCCATCTTTGCGCTCATTGGAAATATAGTTATCAATCAGCTCGATTGTTTCATCTGCCAGACCAACCAGCCTATCCTTATCGCCCTTGCCACGGATGACCAGCACATTATTACTACGGGATTCATACTGTTCAAGCGTGATATTAGCAAGCTCATGAATACGCAAACCAGTCTGAGCAAGCATCATAATAATTGCTTTATTGCGCTCATTAGTTGCCGCATTGACCATTGCCCTGACCTGTTCACCATTAAGAGCTGACTGCTCACGATTTTTAATCTGCGGTGCTTCAAGCATCTCAGCCGGATTGCGGCTAATGAATTCATTCCGATAAAGGAATTTGAAGTATTCTCTGACCGCAGATGTTCTCTGAGCAACAGATGCAGAGCTGAGATTGCTCATGCTGGACTGCCACAATTCAAGGTCAATCGGCTTGATTTCAGCTTCAGGCTTATTGACATAAGCCATGCAATTCTCAATCGCCTTGGTATATTCACGAACAGTGCCTTCGCTACGATGCTTTGCCTTGAGGCTCATAATAAACAGTTCATTCATAATGTTCAGCTCCTTCATTTGATGATTTAAGTATAGCACCATAGCGACAATTTGTCAAGGGTTATTTTAGAAAAATCCCTACAATCTTTCGACCATAGGGATTTTAACAGGAGGATTATTTACTCATTGATTTCTGCCTTTAGTGTGCTTGTCGGCTTAAACGTCAGAGCATACTTGGCAGGGACTTCAATGATTTTACCAGTCTGTGGATTACGAGCAGTTCTTGCATCTCGCAGCTTAGTTGTAAACTTGCCAAAGCCATGAATCACCACATCTTCATGCTGAACTAGGCTATGTCTGATATAGTCAATGAACGTATCTACGATCTCAGTTGTGTCCTTGACCGTATTCTCTGTACTATCTGCTACAAACTTGATTAGTTCCTTCTTTGTCATAAATTCCTTTTAATTTCCTTTCAATTTCTAATAAAATTTTATTAAAACAAGTCGCAATGTTCATGCGCATATTGACTTGATATATAGGGTTATTGTTCCACTATCAACTACTTACAAGGTCATCTTTACCCAAGCCCTATACCAATGCACGGAATAGGATTATCACCGCACTATGAGCACATTTTCCAGTTTTGCTCTTCGGATGGTACTAGATGAGATTCGACCAACAGCCAACCTTAGCAGTGACGCGCGTTATTTACTAAGGGTTTTAAGATTTTCTTAGGTTTGCATCTGGGTCAGTTACAATGGTGGGCATAACTGTGTGCAATCCTATAATCGTATGACCGAAGCAGGATTTGAATCTGCATTCCAACTGCTCTGAACAGCTTGGGCTTACCAATTAGCTGATACGGTCATATGGTAGTAGGCTTTAGGCTCAACCTACCAGAACCGCCATTGATTTGTTTTTATCGACTCTAGGCATCGATTGGCTAGTAATCCAAACAATGGTCAACAAACCATAACTACTGGTTATGATAGCAAGCGAGGCCGCGCATGACCTCATCTTATATACATTCCCCAATTCTCATTGAGCATCTTATATAAAATTTGCGCTACTTGCTATCATATGGAAATGGGCTTTAAGCATCAACCCATTAGAAGCATTGGATTCCTATTCAGTTTAGCAAGCCGTATGCATCCAACAAGCTGTGGACTTAATGGTGCGGGATAGGGAACTCGAATCCCTACGCCTTACGGCATCTGAGCTTGAATCAGATGTGTCTGCCAATTCCACCAATCCCGCATATTTTATCTCAAGCCAGCTTCCTACCTCATAGCTATTTCTAGCACTGACCCGTGAATGATGTTTACATAATATCCTTATATCACCTTTGCCGTTATGTTTTTGTCCTCATGCTAACGGAACACGCTCAGGCGCGACCCCAATTCTCTAGTCTGTATCTGCCGCTTCTCAAACTCTGCGCAGACCTCAGTACAGGCGTGATATAGATTTTGACGGTTATCTTCAAATCCGGTCGGATATTATTTACATTTTCAATTATACCATACTTGATTTTATTTGTCAAGCATTGTTTTTGCAATCAGCATCCCAACTGCAACGCCAGCCGCAAACGAGCCTAAACAAGCAAATAAAATAATCATACACTAATAATCAATAAATTCCTCTTAACTACTTACCCTACAACTTACCTTACTTAATCAACTAATCTGAATTTTCTTCATTATTAGTCAATGATTTCTTTGCCAGACGAGCTGATTTGAGCCGTTCTGCCGCAGCTTGCCTCTGCTCGTCGGTCATTGAGCGGGTACGCCCTGATTTGCCAAATCTATATTCCCAAAGTGGACATTGCTTGATTTGGCAATTTTTAACTTCGCTTGCTTGACCACAAGTACAATCCAAGCATTTTGCGCGGATGGCTTTTAGTGGAGATTTTTCCATATTATCACCTCATTGGATTTGGATTTTATCTGGTAGCGGCGCAGAGGGTCGAACTCTGATTTTGCCCCAATCTAGAGCTAAACGGTTTATAAGACCGCTGGCTTACCATTAACCGACACCGCCATATTTGATTGAGCCTTTTAGCGTCATGCTCAGGACTATATTTTCAGGAGGTTCACAATGAAGAATTGTAATTGAGATTACCCAATCTCTCAACCACATCTGTATTATACCATATGATTTATTGTTTGTCAAGAATTATTTTCAAGCAATTTGTTAAATTTTTCACTCCATTCGTTCTTCCATAAATTAAATGCAAGTCTCTCTCCTGTTCTCATATGCTCATATGCACAAGCGCCTACGCAATTTGCAATATACAGATGGATATCTAACGAATCTTTTGACATTTTAGCCTGTTCATACATTATTTTTATAAATTTAACTAACACATTATCCATAATATACCTCAGAAATCGTAACCTGCACCGCAATATTCGCATTTATAAATTCTTGTTTCAATCATTAGATATTCTCCTTAAAAATTTTAATCAATTTCAAAATACAACCAACTAATGCAACACACAATAAAATCCCAATCAAAGCAAACGCGACATATCCAATGCAACAAACGACATTCCACAATACATCAATCATTCAAACAGCTCCTCCATTTCTCTAACATAATATTGTCCTATGGCATTGTGTATAAGATAGTATTTGTGATTATAGAGTACATACATCATCATCACCAAATTTTGTGCCATACTTTTTTAATCCACTCATCAAAATATAATTTCCCTCCATTTTTGACGTAAATACAATGTACCATTACCAATCCAAAAAATGCAAATAAAAAAAAGAATACAAAAAATACAATTCCAATAATTAGTCACGTCATAATTATCACCTCGTATATATGTATACCACATTTGATTCTATTTGTCAAGTACGAATTTTAATTTTCATTTTGGAATTGTAAATATCAATTCCAATTTTAGAATTTCATTTTCGGGCTGTATTTACATATAGGAAAGTCATTTTTCATTTTCCAGCTCGTGTATATATAGATACCTATATACATATACAATAACAATAATCATTATCATTTACACATCCACCTGCATATACATTTACATATTCATATGCAGATACATCTACATCATCATGCACATAAATGATGCAGATAGAAATACACATGATATAGATATATGTATTTATAAGCAATATACAGTTTTATGTCTATGAATAGAAGCATTATCATACTTTCATATACATATTGATTAGCGTATTAGCATCAAAGTCAACATCATCACATTTTTCGTAGGAGATTTGTGTACACTCACACATTTTTCCATCGTAAAATAATGTGTGGCTGTCGGTTGGTAACTTGTCTATATGGCATAAGACGTGCAAACTGTGAGCGCAAATTTCATCATAATCATGTCGCGCCGTCGGTGCCGATTTGAGTTAAGTTCACATTTCACTAAGAATATTTATACCTCTGTCAAAATCTTTCGGCAAAACGTCGCTACGGCTTTTACATACTCGAGCTGAAGAATACCGTTGTGCGCATAGCCCTGATCCGCTAGTCCAGGACATGGCGCTAGGCAACGCGAAGGACCAGCCGCCGCGCTATATATAATATTATATACTCCGGCCCGGAAAAATAAAAATCTCTTGGGCGTATGCATACGCATAGGCGCACATGACCCTGGATTTTCACTTTAACGAAATGAAGTTAGTGAAGAGCAACTTCTGGAGTTAGCTTGGACTAGCTAAATACTTTAGTTGAGTAAAGTGTGCCGGAAAGTTGGGAATTGTGCAGATTGTCTAAACAACATAGTTAGCCGTCTCTAACTAGCATATCTTCTCCTCCCCCCTCATATGTTGCCCATAGGTCATTTTTGATTATAACAGATCGTGCGCCATATGTCAACAAAAAAATTGCACAAAAATAAGCCGTCTATTTTAGGTATATTGTACAATGCCATTCTGGCGGCTCTGGTGGACGTATACGGCGCAAACTATGCTAGTGCTATAGGAACATAGAAAAGCAAAGAAAAGCCCGTCAGCGGCTTGCCAACGGGCTTTCAGAACGGCGGCATATGTTTATATGTTTTTTTGTGTTCGGGGCGTGGTGGGCGTTCTATGCCGTTTCACCCGGCCAAAGTTCGCCCTTTACGTCATACCACGATATAAACACGTCGTGAACATCCTCCGTGCCGAAATAACGCGCTGGCGTTGTCTCTGTTCCGTCTGGCATGATAACGGGCTTATTACTATACTTCCCCCCAGCTGCCAGACATTGCTTCCCGCTCTGTTTTGTAAATCCGGTAAACACTGATCGAATTATGATAGATAAAAGTTATATCTTCCGAGATCACGCGCGGCGCTCCGTGCTTTTTTTCATCGTACGCGCAAATATAACGCTTTCCGTTTTCATAATTTCCATAAAATAGCATTGTAAAATCCTCCTATCATTCAACATATTCAAAAGTCAATTTGTCATAGTCGTAAATCGTAATATATTTGACTGGAATTGATGCGATTTCGATATGTTTCACGCTGCGCAGATGATTTTTTAGCGCCTTTTGACTGGAAAATTTTGCGGTAGTGAAAAGATATTCCCCGTTAATATAGCAACGGATTTTCCTATTTCTTTCCATGGTAAAACCCTCCCTATTATTTACAATTTTTTACGCTTTGCACCCGCTCAACTACCTTGCAAAAAAGTGGCAGAATCTCGACGGGTGCTGACTTGTTTCTTGATACTGGCAAAAGCTGGCAGATAGTCAGATAGTCTGTATCACTATCTATATGGTAGTTTATGGAATCTGCCAGTTTCTGGAGTTGGTACAATTTGGAATCCCAGTATTTTACAGTATGCATCACATTATATCTTCTTTCTGCAATCCGTCAATTATTTTACCTTCTGATTCTAGTATCATTTTAACGGCTTCCGCTTCCGTGATAAACCCACGAACATATGAACATTCTATTTTGTCCAATTCCTTATTATGTAAAATACGTCCGCATTCCGGCATATATTCACGCGGCTTTGCTTTTTCAAAATGTGCATATTCGAGAACAAATCTTTTCATTTTAACAACCTCCTAAAATTTTACAGACAATTACAGGAATCCAAAACAAGCTGGAAATTGCTATCAGACCGCCCAAATACTGGAACATCCAGTAAATGGGATTGAAACGTTTTTTAGATTTTTTCATATTAAAAAAGCTCCTTTTCATTGAATCCGCGATGCTCATTAAACATTTTGACCACCTGCTCCCGTGTATTATACGGACTTTTTTCATCAAGTAAAGCAGCCTTTTCAAGTAAATAAAATGCAGCATCTCGAAGAGCGGCGACGTATGCGGATTGACTGGCAGTTTGAATAAATGACACTGGCGTTTTTTCTCCTGACATTTTAACCGTCGTCGTTCTTTCCGTATGGTTTACAATAACGGATATAGAAATTTTAGATATGTCGTTTTTCATTTTTTATTCCTCCGATTCTAAAATATTGAATATTTCATCAAGATTGAAAGTTCCTTGCTGAACTGATTTATTCTCATTCTTGATCATTTCATCGATCTTATATTGTTCTTCTTTATGTCGCTTATATAGCGAATCTTCCATATATCCGTTATTGTACGCGGTTAACATGTATTCTTTTCCGCGATATTCATAAAAAAGCTCTGTAGCATATCCATTTTTTATATATCGTTTTCCAATTAAATTGGCTTTATATTTCATTGCAAAAAAATCTCCTTTTTTATAAAATGTTCATGGATTTTTGAGCGGAAACCCTTTGGAAACCGCGCGGAAATGTTTACTTTTCTTCTTCTTCCGAATACTGAATTTTCCCTTCTTCTTCCAGCTCATCAATGGCGGCGCTGATTGCCTGCGATAAAAGATAGCAACGGATTGTAACATCCAGATATTCCCAGTTCTCTTCTAAAAACGCTGTGAATGCTTTGTGTTCACAGTTATAATCCTTGGCTGCATCGCGGAGAGTGTCTAGCCCGTCATCAGACTCAAGCACATATTCTTTTGCCATTTCAGAATTGAAACTGTAGCTTCCACTTCCATTGCCGGTCACGTTATCATCTACCCACAACTCATCACTTGCGATTTCTTCCAGTTCTTCCCGGTCTGCAAAGTTCCAGTCATTCATGTTTTCGAGAATAGCTTGTTTTGCGTCGTTGGTAACTGCTTCCAAATAGTTATACATATACATTTTAATATCCTCCATTTAGTTTGCAAAATTCATGCAGTAAATTTTCTACAGCTTCCCGCTTTTCGTCGTATGTCATTTCCTTATTTTCCCATGAAAGAATCTTTGCGGCTTTTTCTTCGTACTCCCTGACACCTTCGCAGCGCGGGCCGATCATCCCACGGTATCCGGTGCAAATAGTCACGCCGTACACGTCATATACATCAAAATTCCACCCGTAAACTCCGCAAGTATAAGCGTTTGGACTATGGTTAGTTAACAGATACTGGAGATCGCAATATCCAACCGAGCGGGGATTGCAAGCGCATTGCCGGACTGCTTTGATAGTTGTCTTGTATTTCATTTTTTTTGTTCCTCCCTAACATATGTTAATTTTCAAACTGTCTGCGAAATTCTTTAGTTGTCATTTTCCAAAATTACATATAACGCATGGGATTTTTTGGGGAAAGAGAACTTTTTAACTTTTGCATTTCTGTATCTTTGGCGGATGTATCTTATATCCCCAACGTCTTTATTACTCAGGCATTTTCCATTTTGCCAAAGTACAATTTTATTAATATCAGTTCCCAATTGATAGAACATATTAAGAAATTCGATCAAAATCATTTTTTATCTTTATACCCTTCTGTTTTATAGTTTGGCGGGATTTCTCCCGCCTTGCTATTTACTTGTGTTCGTCCACCCATTCACGCGCGGCGTTCTCTGTCTCGACCTTTGCTATAATTTTGCCACTTGCGTCTCGGATATAATAGACACTTTCGGATTCCTGGATTGTAAATCCTTTGTACTGTTCTTGCAAGTCGTTCACCTCCCTTGCATGGCTATATGATACAGCATAATTCCGGAAAAGTCAACCCGCCCATTATAAAAATATTGCACAAAAAAGCGCAGCTGATTTTATGCAGATTGACAAAATAAAAATCCCGACCAGCTATGACGGCCAGCCGGGAAAAGTGTTATCTTTGTTTGCGCCATATGTTATAATCGTTGGCAGATATGATCTTATATCCGCCGCAAACCTTGACTACAACTTCGTCTCCGGTCGCGTCCTTTTGCGCGTAATACCGGGAGGCGTACAGCCCGGTTTCGGGGTCATAGCTTTTACAATTGTTTTTCATCGTGATAACCTCCATATAATATTATCGCCTTGCAGCTTGCCTATACTATAGCAGATTATATGCTATTTATCTATTGACATACTGCATAAATTTTCTATGTTGGTTTTGTACATTTTGTATATATAGTTATATATTATAGTAGTTATACTATTATGTTTAGTATTGTAATAGATATAGTTATTATTTTATTGTGTAGGGGTGAAAGATGTGTTGGAGAGTGTGTCTATATGTGTGTCAGAGTGTGTTGTGTAAAAAGCGTGATACACCTAACGCGTATCGCTTGAATATATCGCCTGCCGATATAATGAACGTAGCTGTTCCGATCCGATCAGCTCAGCCCCAGGGAAAAGCCCTAAAATAGTAATTGTTCCTAAAATGTTCAAACTACGGTAGAAAAGTGCTATTTTCAGGCGTTTTTAACCGCTTTAGCGTATTAAAACTAGCCCCGGGGGTAGGTTATGGATTAGCCAAAGCTAACCGGTAAATTCTCGGTTGTAGCACATCAAACCACACAACCCGTAACAATATATCATTATCCAAATATCAAACTACAGCTTCGTATATTTCATCAAACCGCACATACTATAACTATATCATTATTCACACAACAAATCAAACAACTCATAATACCATTTACATTTTAATAATTTACAATTTGTTAACAAATAGCTGATTGAAATATGGTATAATAAGATGATGATAAATTTTTGTACTTTCGCTGACACTAATATAATACGTCAGTATTATTATAGTGTCACGCAAAGTACAAAAATTTTACCTCAAAGTACAAAAATAGAAAAGGAGAATAATATGCCAAACAAAATAAAATATCTGCCATCCAATGAAGATGGCAAACTAGTCGATGCACTTATTAAAATAGAAGGGCGCAAATTGAAATATCGTGAACTATGTTGTGCATTAGACATTCCAACTAGATCTGGTAATACAAAGATTTCCCAACTAGATAAAGTTCGAAATTATTGCCAACTAGATGCTCTAGAGCATCCCACTCGCTATATCGTCCAAGAGGTCTATCCTGAAGCAGATGCCCTTATCAATGAGCTAGATAAAGATTCATATCAAGCCGCATTTGAAGCCGCCCTTTATCAAATATTTCTCAAGACAAACTGCGCCACCATATATGCATCAACCAGCAATCTGCTCAGAATGTTTCAAGAGGTCAATGATAATTTCAGCTATACATATAGCCAAGCCGTAGAAAATTCAGAGCATTATGGATATATGAGCTTAGTCAATGGCATTGTATATAATATCCTAGCTCAATGGACAAGGCGCAAATTGCTAACCATGAAGAACCGCTATGTTATTGACCTGAATAGAGGCTATCGGCTCTATAAGCAGCGGTTCAATCCAGAAGGCAAAGAAACATGGCTCGAAACCTACGATGTGCCAGAAGATAGCGCAGATCATCAGACTTGCCTATCTATCTATTCTAAAGCCGTCAATGAGATAATGCCGCCGAATTGGGGCAAAGTCATAGACAATAGGGTCTACAAGCCATATGTGTCTACAGAGCAATATAAGGCGTTTGAGGCGCGGCTTGCTCAATTAACCCAAGAGGCATTTGGTGGCGAATATATCAAAGTCAAAGAGGTCTATATCATCAAGCCAGCTACAAAGGAATGGATTGCTAATCGGCTCTTAGATGTCTATGAGCATTATCCCAGCTTTGAGAAAATCAATAAAGAGGCGTGCGCTAAGATTATTCAAACCAGTCAGCTTAGTTGCATTACAGGTAAGCAGCGGCGCGAATTTGTTGACATCAATATGAACAATAAGCAGAGCGACAAGCTCAAGGATTTAGTTGCTAGTGAAAAGTGCAAACAATAAAAAATCTGCCCCCAATTTATTCCCTACATATATAGGGTCTTGGGGCAGATTTCATTTTATTCAATTGTATCAATCAATCTTTTCAGCAATCAAATTCAAATACGATACGCACATCATCTTCTGTACCATTATCTGGAATAAGCCGTCTCAGCCCTTCCATTGTTTCATCATAGAACCAACCCGCACATTCTCTATATGTGATTGGCGCAAAATAACAAGCGGTATAATATTTTTTCGATTCATCTCTTGGATATTCGTCATTGATTAAATCAACCATTTCTGGCTCGGTTAGCTTGACAATATTGCATCCCCCTACATCACCACTATAGAAATTTGGTTGCTTTCCTTTCATGATATAATCACGATATGTGGCTTTATCAACATAACCATATTTTCTATGCAGCTGTTCCCAATCATATTCGTGCAACTCTCTCAGTGTGAGCCAAGAACCATATGCACCGCCAAACCACATATCATTTTTAGACATATCATCAGGATATCCCTTTAACTCAGCAATTGGCTTGAATCGTTCACCAATTCTACATCCACCAAATCCTTCGCCATTTCTAACTCCTGCAAGAATAGCAAACAAATCATAATTTCGACTATCATCAGGTTGACTCACATATTCTTCCATAGCCCATTTCTTGTCCGAAGCTGGTTCATAGTATGGATTCTTAAAGACTTTTGCAGTTGATAGCTCCCATACACCATTACGCCGCACCTCGGCAATCATGTTAATATCAGTTCCCATTTAATCAATCCTTTCTTCAGCAATTCCATCGGCCGTACTATAGCAAATATGCTTAATTCCCAATTCTTTTATATATTTCATACAAGCAGGACATGGACGCGCCATTGCCTTATTTCCATTTGCATATTCACGATATACATAGAGCGTTGATTTGCTAAAATCAATATCCAGATATTTTACTTTGCTCAATGCCCTGATTTCAGCATGGAGCGAATTTACTACGCCGCTCTGATTAGGGTCAAATTCACGCTCTGCATTAAGCCGTTTTTGCAATGGGCTTGTTTTTGTACTATTACATCCTGTAGCAAGCAACACGCCCTTATAGTACAGAGCTGCGCCAAGATGGTATCTTGGAAATTCAGATTCTTTACTCGCTCTACAAGCCGATTCAATACCGCGCTTAGTTCTCTGATTCATTACATTCGTCCATCTTCGCGCCGCAGTGAGGGCAAAGTGCCGTGTTGACGATGTACTTGCTCCTTACTTTGCAGGCAGAACACGTACCACACATACATCCTCGTACAAGCATGTTTGGTCCAAGCCATTCCCACTTCCCGTGCCTCACCGGCGCAACATCGGCGGCTGTATTGATGCAACGGTTTCCATTCATTATGCAGTCAAACTTTCCGTTGCGAAGCATCGTTTCCAAATTTTTAAGATTACAACCTTTGCAATAAGGAGAGTCGCATTCTCTGCATCCGATATATTCAGCCATCATTCGTCCACCTCATATCCCAATTCTATCAATGTCATAATAGCATAATTAGCCATATCGAGTAACGTGTCCTCAATCTTCTCATCTTTAACCTGAGCATCATGTGATACAGCAAGCGACATGAGCCGATTCATCTTATCACTAAGACGGGTCACAGCACTAATAATACCGAGCTTTTTATATGTATCACTAAATGAATCGCCATAGTCATGATTCTTTGCTTTATATACCTGATTTAGCTTCTGGCAGATTGCACGATGTCGTATTACTTTTGGCTCAATATGCAACTTGAGGTCATCAGGTTCTTTCTCACACCATTCAACCTCAGCATTTTCACAAGCAACTGAGTCTAATTCTTTATACCAATCATAGATTTTATCAAGCATCTTATCATCCATTTCATTAAATTCACAAGTATAGTTATTTGTAAATTCGTCCGTTTCTTTATCGTACATATTTTTTAATTCACATTTATCACAAGTGTCACCACAATGGTCGCAATACCGTTCAAGTACATCAACCTTTTCTTTTCTTGTCATATTTATTCATCCTCCTCATTTTCATCACAATCTTCATCTACAAAATGGACATCTACATGAAATTCTTTACGCAGTACATCAATAGCTTCTTTGGGCTCAATTCTAAAAAATTCTCTATCTGGGTTGACCCGTTCTTTGTCAAAATATTTATGAATATTATTTTCCAGCTCAAAGCAATCATCACTGAACACAAAGCAATGAGCATGATATGGCTCTGGCAAGCTGCTTGAGCTAAGTTCGCGCACCCTCAATGTGGGATTCAATCTTCTGGTGCAACCTAGCTTCACCAATCCGGGCAGACTAGGAGAACTAATAACATATAGCCAACCAGCCTTGCTATGTGACTCACGATAAGCAATAGAATCAAGCCGTTTGTCAATACTAGCTAATTGAGATTTAATCCTATTACGCTCATCATCTGTCAATGCTTTATCAAACGCAATATTCATTGCCTTCTTTTCTTCTAGCAACTTGGCTCGTTCTCTAGCAATATCAGCAAGCAGTTGTTCTTGTTCTCTCAATCTGCGCTTTTCTTCACGGATTCGCGCCTTTTCTTCTTTCTGCTTTACTTTGATAGCTAAGTTGATATCAAGCATATCAAGCCGCGCCTTTACATATTCGGCATTAAGCGCCAATCCGACTTTATTTGCCTTAGATTGATAAGAATTAAATTTATTTTTAATCAATTCTTTGCTCTTAGCAATATTGCCTATTGTTACGGATTTTTCTTTGTTGTCAATATATGCGTTGCAACTGTAAATCAATCCACGCCCATACACATCCTGCATTTCCTTACCGCGCTTATCCGAGCCGTTTAGTGTATATCCTTGCTTAATGCGATATAATCCAGCGTTTACAGCAGATTCAATTTTGCTCTGTAGATTATATCGTCTATGCTCAAGCTCATCTAGAGAATCTTGATAATATGGAATATTATAATCCTGCATTTCTTCAATGGTATGGATTTGACCCTTTAGAGCATTAAGAACAGATTGGGCTTCTTTTGCAGCAATTTCAGCACAATTAGCTTTATTCTGTCTAACTGTAGTTAGTTCATCCAGTGCTTTGATTTTTTCTTGCATTGCTTTTTGCTTGGCTTCAAGTAGAGCAATATTTTCTTCAATCGCCGCTTTCTTCTTATTAAGTCTGAAAATATCGAACACGCCTAGCTGCCTCCTTACCAAAAATTTTATCTATATGCTTATCAAAATCCAATGGATTATTGCTCTTTGCTAAAATCTGCTTGATGCTGGTATTATATAGCTCAAATTTCCCATTGCCGCAATCATTGATAATCCAACCAGTATTACCATATTGGACTACGGCGTTAATTTTCTTTGTTCTTGGCATTACAAGTACCCATTATTTCTCTTTTTTGCTTCAATATTTCTCAAAACTTCTTGTATATCAAAAGCATAAATATGACAATTCCAGCTATCTGCACCAAATTCTCTAAATATGCAATTTTGGTATCCTGGTTGCTTCTTACAAAAGTCAACAATTTCTTTTACCGCATTTAACACCTTATCATATTTTTTCATTTATTTTCACCTCACGCTATGATTATATCACATCAATTTGCACTTGTCAAGCATAATTTTTAACAAATTGATTTTTCACATCAATTTAACTATTATCTACGAATGAATATGAAGTAGATAATAGTTAAATTGTAATTATATATACTAGATATTATAGCATAGAAAGTATGTAATGTCAATAGAAAAATTTTTTATTTTACTACTTGACAAAGTGATAAATATATGGTATAATATAGTAAATAAGTAAATACGTTAGTATTTACTTATACAATTATATGATATAATAGCATTAAGCTCAAGGAGGTGGTAATAAATTGTGGAGCGAAATGAGTTATAACTGGTATGTATCGGAAGATACAGAACCAGAAGTATGGGATGATAAATATGAGCCAACTGAGCGCGATTGGGCGCTTTGGATATATGGTAGTTCAGAGAATGAATTAGAGGTGATTTTTTGAGACTACAGACGCAAATTTATTTGCATTCAGTGGACACGTCATGTTTTTATGATGATAACGAAATGACGCTGCATAGACGGCTCGTTCGGTTATATTCGTTGCGTAAGCATTGGAAAGATGACAATAAGCCAGATTGGCGCATTAAGTCAGCAAATCGTTTGCTCAAAAAAGAAAAGGCGCGGCTATCTGAATTGCTAGACGATGCGGTGAGCCGAAATGTAACTAGAGAATTGCGTCAAGATGCTGTGACAGATAAGACGGTTGTTAATTTGTTTGAATCCGATCTAACGCGCAGCTTAGGGCTTGAGCCGTTCAAGTTGACTGATAAGCTGTTCATAATCAACGTATTTTTCTTTCAGGTATTTAACAATCTAGTTCATCAAGGATTTATCTACAATGGTGAAAAATATGTGTTTCTCACTGCATCCGCTGGACAGATAAGGACGAAACGAGCCATATTCGTTAAAGAATCGTCATTTAAGCGCATTGAGCAAAAATTGATGTGCGGCTTGACTATAGATGAAATCAATGAGCGGGGAGGTATGAATCAAAATAAATTCCTTGCATATTTGGCACTTATGAACTCGGCCACAGACGTTTGGCAAAATTTCGATATTGACAAATCAATTGTAGTAGACGATTGGGAAACGGCTGTCCCAGGATTGGTTGACCATATTGATGGCGTGTCATATGAGATTCGGCGCGAAATGACAGAGACGATTATTCCTCATATGGACGGATGCGGTATCATGCTTGATGAGACAACAAGAATGGTGCGTATGCCATGGGTAAAGGGATTACTTGTTACATTTCCATTTGATAAATTTATCAAAGAAAAATGCGGTGGTGAGGCAATAGTAACAGATATTTATGGAAACGAGCACAAAATCATAGAGGAAGATATACGGTATATATTTACAAAGAGCCAATTCAAGCTATGGAAATTTTATGATTCGTGGGAATGTTATAAGGCGCGATTCAAAAATTTTGGATGCAATGCTTGCTATTGCAATATTGAAGAACTATATATCCCAAAGAGCCGCATCAATTATCAGATGCTACAGACATTGAGCGATATGACTGATAATGAGATAGACCGCATCATCTCTAAGACGGTGCAAGAGATTGATGATGTTGGCAAGGATTATCAAGTTACTATGCGGTTACTTGGAGCGGCAGAGAATAACCGATATAAATCAGCTATGCAAGAGGCGTTGTTGATATATCCTGAGCTGTTTAAAGATTCGTATAACCGAGAAATTCTGAAACAGACTAAAAAGAGCCTAGTAAAACAAGCCAAGGGTGGACGGCTTAGAGTAAACGGGAAATATTTATTCTTATCACCTGATCTATATGCGTTCTGCGAATGGTTGTTCTTAGGTGAACAAAACCCACAGGGATTGCTTGCAGATGGCGATGTATATACAAACCAATATCGAGATGAAGAAACATTGGCTTGTCTACGTTCACCGCATCTATATCGAGAATGGGCAATCAGGACAAATCGTCGCAGTTTAGAGCTTGATTATTGGTTTGGTGGAACTAAGTGTATATATACTAGTTGTCATGATCTTATTTCACGTTATCTTATGTTCGACGTAGATGGGGATAAGGCTCTAGTGATAAAAGATAGAGCATTGACAAACTGCGCCAAACGCAATATGCAAGATATAGTCCCTTTGGCATATGACCTCAAAAAAGCCAAGGGCGGTTTATTAAATCCAGACAGTATGTACAATGGAATGGTTAATGCTTATACCAAGGGCAATATTGGCCCGGTTAGTAATAACATTACAAAAATATGGAATAGTGGTGAAATCACACAGGAAGAACTAAACGTAGTTAAATGGCTTTGTTTCGAGAACAACGCTGTTATAGATTGTGCTAAAACACAATGGCTACCAGAACGACCGAAACAAATCAACAACACAATCAAACAATATACAAAAGCCCGTGTTCCAAATTTCTTCCAATATGCCAAAGACAAAGACCCGGATACACAAGTAGAGCCACCGAACAATTCCACGATGAATCGCATATCGGCAAAAATTCCTGCTTCCCGAATTCGTTATAATAACAAGATTGGGAAATTCGACTGGACGATGCTGATAAATAAATCAGTTGATTATACCACTAGAGAAAATTCACCCATTATAGAGAGGTATAATTGGTGGATATGGAACCAGCGTAGATTTGATTATGGCGATGACCCGCATATCAATGAGGATGATTTGTATAAATATCGTCGCATTGGACAAGATATAGTGGAATATAGCAATGAGCCGATAGATGTTGTGGTTAATAGCTTGGTAGCTTATCTATATACGGTCAAAAAATCAAGTAATAAGAAAATGCTATGGGCTTGTTTTGGTTGGACGATTGTAGAAAATTTGAGAATCAATACAGCACAATTTAATCCAATCTGCCCTATTTGCGGCAAGCGGTTTAAGCCACGAGATATATGTCAGCATTATTGCTCAGAGGAATGCTACAAAAAAGCAGATAATCGGCGGCGCGTTGAATCACGGGAAGCCCCACCTGTCCGCACGGGGATATGTTAAAACGGTAGGAAATATATAGACAAAATGAACTTACCATAATATATTGTGGTAGACTAATAGGGAAAGGAACGATATAATTGCATAACAATAAATATCCTCGGCTTGGTAAGGCCGATATGAACAAAGAGTTACGACGGCGCACAGGTGTTGATTCTAAGATAATTGAACTTGTTTTAAGAAATTATCACGATATTATCCGTGAGACACTACAGCATGGCGTGGAGTATTCACTGCCTGATATTGGTGTTATTACATTTCGTGACTACCCACCAAAGCCAGCCGGTGAATATTGGAATGGATTTCAAAAGCGGCGTATGTATTATCCTGACAGGCAGGGTTATTATAGGCTGAATTTCAAAGCCGAGAAACATATGGCAAGTGCTGTTAAAGGTGGCACATTGTATGGGAAAAGAACAACCAAAGAAGAATGGGATGCTTGGGTATTAGAAAATTATCCTGATAATCCCAAGTTTATGAAGGAAGAAGAAGATGGCTGAGTGCAATAAACTGAATCAGGAATTTTATGCCTATGCTGGTGGATTGCTTAATGTATCACCACAGACCGCCAAGAAATACTGGATTGGCTTTGTTGATACTATTATTCATATTCTTCATTTTGATGGCAAATGCCAAATGCCCAGTATAGGTAGATTTGATTTGAAAGAAATACCTGAGTATAGAGTAACAGCTAAGAACGATGCAGGAGAACTTGTTGAACGTATCAATCCTGCATGGTTTAAGATACTATATACCGTGAATGAGGATTTTCTAAATAATGTAAATGGGCGCGGCGTTACAAAGAAATATCGTAAGCGCGTTCGTGAACGCAAGTTGACGCCAAATGATCTCAAGTTGATAACTCAAGCGGAGATGGAACGTACTGCGCGAAAATCGCTTGAGCAAATTGCGCAAGAGCGCATGGAAAAAGCAAAGCAACAGAGCTATGATGATTTTATCAATGTAATTAACAAGAAAAAAGAAGATTATGAACGGAAAAAGAAGGAAAAGGAACAGGAATTGAATGAATCTACAGAAGATACGACAAGCGACTGAGCTGCTGGATAGCAAGTTAATTGACTTGCAGGAATGGACGGCTCGTTGTCTTGGTGAAGATTATAGGGGCGTCTGGTCAGAGGAATATTTACGTCGTTGTGCTGTATTTGTCCGCAATATGCTGAACGGCGCAGACGATTGTGAATCAGACGAAAAAGACGCTAATATTTTATCACAACTCAGAGAGGCTAAGCAGGAGCTAGAGAAATCACGTCTAAAACTGCGCACAGAAAATCTTGAATATGCGGCGAACAGACGAGAAGTGGCACGACATGATATGCTCAATGAAGAAATTGTTGCCGCCATTAATCGGCTTGAGCCCATCAAGTTCAGTCGCAAATTCGAGCCAGACCCAATCAAAGAGCAAGCCGGCGTATTGTGCATTGGAGATGAGCATTATGGCACAATGATTGACATGGATTCATTGTTTGGTGAAAAGGTCAATGTGTATAATTCTGATGTATTCAAGGCGCGAATGGAAAAGCTGATGAACAATATCGAGGATGACGCATATTCCGTATCATCATTTAGTCGCCTTGTGGTGTTCGATATGGGGGATTCCATTCAAGGTGCGTTGAGGCTATCAGACCTTATGAAGCTCAAGGCTGGGATTGTAGATAGCGCCATGCAGTATGCTGAATATATCAGCCAATGGCTAGTTGAGTTGAGCGAACGCCTACAAGTTCCGATTGAATATATTGCAGTTGGTGGCAATCATAGTGAACTTAGATTGCTCAATGGTAAAAAGGGCGATTTCCCAGAAGATAATATTGCTAAGATTATCACACAGATTGTTCAGTTGCGGCTAAAGGATAATCCAAACATTGAGATTGCGCCATATGCTGAATGTGGGTTTAAGACAATTCAGGGCGTGAATATCCTAGCATATCATGGCGATGATACTAAGGATGCAACTAGAGAAATTGCGTTCTTTGAGGACTATCACCAGATTGATATTGATATTCTGCTACTTGGTCATTTTCATCATCTTGAACAGCAGTCTGTTGGTATTGGATTGAATACAGAGAAAGAGGTAATTAAATGTCCATCTATTGTTGGTATCGATGATTATAGCAAGAGATGTCGTAAGTTGTCAAGAGCTGGTGCATTACTTATGCTATTTGAAGATGGGCAAAAGACATGGACTAAGAAATACATTTTGAATTAAATCTATCCTTGCAATAGCAAGTTTAGAAATATCCGAAAGGAGGTCACTATTCTCTTGAATTATCCACTGGTTTATCCGAAGCATAATTGAGAAGGAGGTGATCGGAGCCAATCGGCTCATATCTACAATAAGCCCAACTCAATGGGAACTGTTGTTTAATTGAATATTGAACTTTGACAAATATGAAGCAGCTAAGAGTAATCTTGGCTGCTTCGTCATATTTATAGGAAAATAAACGGAACAGAAAGGAATGAGAATATGTTTTGCCCATATTGTGGCAAAGAAAAGCAAGATAGCCAATTCTATAAAAGCCCAATCAAAACGGGCGAATATATTAAGCCATGCAAATCATGTGTGACTGAGCTATATAAACAAGCTCTTGAATCCACTAAAGACCAAGGCGCGGCATTATGGTCAACCTGTATGCAGATTGGCATTCCTATGAGACGTGCTGAATATACTGCTTGTCTTGAAACACTAGAAAAAGCGGCTAAAGGTAAAAAGCCTAGTTTATTTATGTTGTATCATACATACTTATCAACATCGCCTGATAAACTAACAGGAGTATGGGATAGTGATATGGAGTTGTCTAATTTCAAGGATTTGGGCGATGTAGCTAAAGGCGAAACTGACAAGGTAGCGCTTAAAGCAAGATGGAATCGTCAGTGGGGTGCTGATTATGAAGAATGGGAATATCAGTGGCTCGATGACATATTTGAACGATATACAGAAGAAATTCTTGATATGGACACAGCCAAAGAGATGACATATAGAAATCTGTGTCAAGCCAACCTACGCAAATTCAAAGACCCTACAGATAAAGACGCTGGCGATGAAATTCTTAAATTGATGAAGGTACTAAAACTAGATCAATTTAAGGAAAACAAGCAGAGCGATACTGAAAAATTCATAGAGCGCATGGCATGGAATATTGAGAATATAAAACCATGTGAATGCGAGGATTTGAATAAATATAAGGATTTCAGTGGGTTTGAGTCTACTTGGAATCATATTATGAGAAGCTTGAAAAATCTATGCGCTGGATCAAAAGATTATCCAGACATCCCCGTTGATGAGCGATGATTGGTGGTGATATGAGATGAAGAGTCAAATGGGCGGACTTCGCAGAAAGTTTATGTCCAACCACTTAATCACGACAGAGGCATGGTCTGGTAAAAGCAAATCGGAAGAGAAAGAGCAAAACGCAATAGAGTGGTTGACTCTTTTCTAGTTCCGTAGGAATTGGCATATATATGTAGATATGGTACTTGGCATTAAGCTGAGGCCGTTCCAGATGGTTATGATATATCTAATGGGTATATCGCCATTCTTTTACGCAATCTGCTCCAGAGGTTTGTCAAAATCATTTATGGCTGGGCTTGGAGCAATATGCAAGATGAATCTATATCCGTATAGTGAGATTGTTATTACGTCATCTACTGTTCAACAGGCTAATAAATTGGCTGATAAAAAGATACGTGATGAAATAATTAAAAAGCTCTCAAGCTATTTGCTATATATGTACGAGCATGAGTATATAGTCATAACAAAGCCAGATGATGGCACAAAGATAGAAAATAAGCTGAATGGCTCAACTATTGTTGTGTTGCCGTGTACTGAGGCAAGCCGTGGTGAACGTGCAACATTACTTATTTATGAAGAGGTGCGTTTGCTTAAAAAGACAATTCTTGATGCAGTATTTGAAAAGATGCCACATCCAAGACAGGCTAAATACATGGATAATCCTGTTTATGGGAATAATAAACGATGGATTGAAGAATGTCAACGTATTTATATTACGTCTGCAAGATACAAATACGAATGGTTTTGGCGTTCTTTCAAGAATGTGTTCACTCAGCATTTTGTAGATAAGCGTGTTAATCATAATGTGTTTGCCGGTGATATATTTATGGCAATAGACAATCGCTTGAAAACATGGGCTGATTATCGTAAAGATAAAGCGGAGTCTGAGATGGACTGGAAAATGGAAGACCTCAATCAAATGATTGGTGAGGCTGAAGATGCGTTTTTCACATATGAACAATTCAAGACGGCACAAATTTTACAGCATTGTTTTAGACCTCTTACTTACCTTGATTTTTTCTCTGGTGAGCAGGTTGATTTTCCAGAGAAAAAGGAAGATGAAGTGCGGCTTGTTGTGGTTGACTACGCATTTTCCAACACTACTGGTTGTACAAAGAACGACAATACCATTATTACGCTTATGTCGGCGCATTGGGATAAAAAGAAAAATCGGTTTGAGCGTCATATTGATTACATAGAAGGTCATGACGCATCTGATACCATCGGCGCGTCTGACAGAGCAAGATACTTATGGTGGGTATATGATGCGGATTATCTATGTCCTGATGGACGTTCAGGTGGCGAAGTTCTATTTAACCATATGACAGAGCCATTATCTTGGCCAGAATTAGGGTTGAGGTGGAATAAGCACGGACTAGGTCTTGCAGATAAATACCAGATGGTTCCACAAGCAAAATTGGATGATTACAGAAGTCGTGTCGTTGACAAAGATGCAGTTCCAGCTATTATACCCGTGATAGGCACACCAGAGCTAAACTCTACTGGTTGGTTGTCATTGCGCAAACAGCTTGAGACTAACAATATGAAATTTCTTATTTCTATGCAAGATTATCAGAACGAGCTAACAGATAGTGGTGAATATTATAAATATACAGCTGAGGAATTAGCTAATCAGCTTGAGCCATATGGTCAAACAGATATGACAATCATAGAGGCGGTCAACCTAAAGACGGTTATCAAGCAAGATAAAATCAAGCTAGAAGAACCACGAAATGGCACAAAGGATAGAATTGTAACTATTATGTATGGGAATCATATTATCGATTTGATTGAGAACGCATGGCAACAACAGTTACAAGAAGATGAGTTTGATATAGATTCCATTCAATTAGTATATTAGTATTTATCTATGGAGCGGCAACTATGATGGTGTGTTGCCGTGGAGATATTATTAGGATTATAAGTTCCAACTAGAAAATAAAAATACTCAAAATATAAAACAAAGAAAGGAGGGCGAAATTTGGCAGAACCGCTAATTTCATTTGAACAAAGTAAAGATGTTGTTGACTTTGCAACAGCATTATATGCGTATGACCAAATTGGTTTTTGGTCGCCATATACAAGTAATGAGTTGCTACAAGGTTTAAATAATAATCCAAGACTACCGACATCAGAATCTATTAGAAAAGCATTGAGTACATATCGTGAAAGTGGAGAAAATATTCATGGCTACATGGAATATATGAAGTTTTTCGATATGATATTTGCTAGAACATTACAATCTTATGCAAATGCGCTTGCTTTTGATTTAGAGCCGGTTTGCATCAATGCGTTTACACAATCAGATTATGAATCAAATGGATATCAAGAAGATAAAAAGCGCATCTATGATTTTTTGAATAAATTTAATTATAAATATGAATTTAGAAAAGTTATTCAACAGATTATGTCTCATGAGGTTTATTTCACATGGTTTAGAAAAACTAAATGGGGAAATAAGGGCATGAAATTTGCATTGCAAATTTTGCCTCAAGACAGATGTTTGCTAACCGGATATTGGGAAAAGGGTCTATTATTTGATTTTGATATGAACTATTTCTTACAAGCTGGTGTTGATATTGATGCGTATGACCCAGCATTTAAGAAATATTTTCAGCGTGTTTTTGGGGTTCAAGAAGATTCCATTAAAAATTATCGTCCTACAAACCCGCTTTGGAAGCGTGATGGTGCATATTCGACATGGGCGCAGACATCGCCTGAGGATGGGGCATGGGCATTTAAATTTGATTCTTCCAACTTTAATACAACACCATATCTTGCTCCATTCTTAAAGAATGCTATTCAAAATGATGAAATTGCGCAACTTCAATATAACAAAGATATGGCTTCAGCTTATGCTATTTTGGCTGGTGAAATTCGTCTATTTGACAATGCAAAATCTGGCACTAAATCCAATCAGTTTGCTATTGATCCAAAAACCCTGGGCGGATTTATGCAGAAAGCTAAAACTGGACTAGGTAGTTTAATTAGACTTGCTGCAATGCCTACTGAAAATTTAAAATTTTATCAATTTGAGGATAAGAATACGGATATGTATTCAACGCAACTAGCCACATCTGCTGGTGTTGGTTCTGGTATTAGCCGCGTTATTTATAGTTCTGATAGACAGTCCAATGCTGAGATTGAGGCTGGACTTAATGATATGTATCAGACTATGCACCCTATGTATCATCAATTTGCTAATTTTGTAGAATATTATGCAAATAAATTAACAAAGAAATACAAGTGGAAATTTATTTTTGACGGGTCTAATTATCCATTTGAGCGCGAGGCTCGATTTGATAAAGTGAAGAAAATGGCCGATTCTGGCATTGTTCTACCTATGCAGACGTGGGCGTCTGTATCTGGCTATCAGCCACAGGTATTTGAAGCAATGATGGCTGAGAGTAAATATACTGGTTGGATTGATAAATATACACAGCTCTTGAAAAATACCAATACAACTAAGGGTGGCTCAGATAATGAGGGTGGTAGACCCAGAGAAAATTCGACCGCACTTACCGAATCGGGCGAAGCAAGCCGAGATTCATTAGAATAAGGTGAAATATTATGATGTTATCAGAAAGAACAAGTGAAGCTCTAGATATTCTAGTTGGGCAGTATTTTCAGTTGAACCGCACGTTTGATCGTTGCGTATCGTGGATGGAAGTAAAATTTGCTATGCCAAATGCGGCAAATATTATCCATCACAAATTAGCGCATCTCTGGCCGCTTATGGCTGATGCTGTAAGCGATTTTAAGCATCAGTGGAATATTACTACATATTATCCTGAGACTCGCGGCGATAAGCGCGAGTATGATAATCTTGAGCAAATGATGGATACTATGCTTAGAGAAACGGTTGACCTATATCAAGTTATTAAGCAGACGTATTATATCGCAAAAGAAGAAAAAGATTTTAACGCCAATGCTATGCTACAAGAGCTTATGCAGGATATGAATAAAGTTGTAGCGCAGATTATTCTATTGGATGACAAAGCCAAACAAATGCCAACAGAATATGACGAATATGACCGTCATATTGATAGTTGGGGAATTGTTGGCTTGGAGGATTATCAATGATTATCCTTGGAATCCCAAAGAATCCAGAAGATTATTTTATTGCTGATGATACCCTTGCTTGGGAATTAGATAGAGCTGGATTTTCTGCTAAATACCTAGATGAGGACGCGCATTATTATAAGCGAAACGCAAAATTGCTAAAATGGTTAAATAAGAACGGAATAGAAGGATAATACGCTAGAAAGGAGGTGTCTATGATTGGAAACAGTCAAGAACATTGCCGCAATTTTAGGAGCAATCCTTTCTTTGGCAGCGGTTATTACCCTATGTTGCAAACCTATTAAACTATATATTGCGAATGCTCTAAAAAAATATCAGAGCGAACAAGATGATAAATTAAAGCAAAATGCCCTCAAAGCGACGCTCAAGAGAATTGAGAGTAAGCTAGATGCAACTGTAGCATATACAACCGAGGCGTGTCGTGGTGAAATTAAGAATATATTCTATAGATATATGGGCACCAAGACACTACCATATTATGAAAAGATGCACATGCTACAGATTGAGGATATTTATGTCAATAAGCTGCAAAAGAATCATTATACTAAGGGGCTTATTGAGGAAATGAAAACGTGGTCTGTTGACTATACTGGTGTTGATTCACAAGATGTCAATTAACCATATATTACCATCCTTGAAGAAAGGAGGAAGATAATTGCAGAAAGATGTAAAATTTCAGCTTGAAGACGCTGTTGAATATCCTGAATGGTGTGATAATTATCCAGAGCATAAATTTACTGTGTTTAAGTGTTGCTTTCTAAGCACTAAGCCAAATTCACATAAATTAGATATTAGCAATGATGTACTGCGGCGCGACGCTCAATCTATTCTTGGCAATATGCTTGTGGCGAAAATACAGAATGGCGATGCAACTACGCACCTACCATCAGAAATTCAATATGGCTATTTTCCACGCGAACAAGAGATTGAGTTTGTTGAGGAAGATGGCGTTACTAAAGCATATGCTTATGCGGTTGTAAGTAAACACTATAGCAAGGAACTAAACAATATCTTTGAGTTTGATAATCTTCGCAATAGCTCTGTCGAAATGACAGTAACAACAGATAATGATGAGGATGAAGGCAAGGTAGTAGCGCTAGACATTTTTGGGCTAACTGTACTTGGGAAGGCCATAAACGGCAGTTGCCCAGATGCAGATATTAAAATGGTTAGATTTTCTACTGAAGATGCGGATGCTTATTTTGCTAAATCTGATTCTCTATCTAATCTAAAGCAATTTGTCGAAGAAAGGAAACAATCAATGGCTGAAAAGAAAACATACAAGATTGACAAGTCAAAAGAAGTCATGTCTACGGCTGATTGGGGCGATTACGACAAGGCAGCTATGAGAGATAAGATCATGGAAGCTAAGAATCGTGACACACTTGTAAAATCTGTATATCTACTTGTAGAAGATGGTTGGAAAGATGTGCCATCTGAACACCTCAAGTACCCAGTTATGATGCTTGATGGTGACAAATTCATCTATAACCGAAACGCTCTATCATCTGCGCTAGCATATGCAAAGCAGAATGATGAGACTGAGGTTGTAAATAAAATTAAGGCTATCTATAAGAAGTTAGACCTTGATGACGATTCTGAAAGAAAGGAGGAGGCTAAAATGGAAGAGATTAAAGAACTTGCCGCTACCGAGGTTGAGGCTGAATCCACTCTTGAAGAAAAGAAAGAAGAAATGGCCGAGCCAGAGATTGAGGTTAAGGCGGAAGAACCGAACTGTGACGATTGTGACGAGCATGACGATGATGTGCATGAGGAAGAAATGTCTGCGGACGAAATGAAGGCTCGTATTGCGCAACTTGAAAAAGATATTGAAGATAGAGACAATATCATCATGGGTCAAAATTCTGAGCTTGAGACGCTACGTCAGTTTAAGAAAGATGTAGAGGACAAGGAAAAGGCTATTTGTGTAGAATCCGTAATGACAGAATGCAAGGATTATCTAGCGGATGACGCATATAAGCAGCTTCGTCAAGAGGGTCTTGAATGTAAGTTTGAAGAAGTTGACGCTTGGAGCAATAAGGTTAAAGCGTGTTGTTTCTCTGTGGCTAAGAAAGTAAATAAGAAAGAAAAATCTGACGTGTTTTCATTTGCGGCCCCAATCGAGGGCAAGAAAAGAACTAGTCTATGGGACTAAAAACTAAAATTGATTAAAAAGGAGACAAATATATTATGAATAATCACTCTTTTGTTATCCGCACTCTTGATGATTGGCAGAATGACGCCATCAACTGTGCTGGCGTTGCTACTGTTGACCTAGACAATGGTCAGTTTGTTACTCGTGGCGCTCTTGGTCTAAAGACCGATGGCGGCTATGAATTTGCTTGCGCACTACCCGTTGCTAATGCTACCGATCTATGGCTTGTCGAAATTCCTCCTGTTGGCTCTACTGTTGAAATGCAGGAGATGAGCGACCCCCGTTATTTCTATAACCCCAAGGGCAGCGCATTTTCCATCAAGGGTCTAACTGCTGGCCGCACTTTCATTGAGGTTCCCGCTTCTGCGTTTGCCGTTTCTAAGGACCCCAAGACTGTTGCCAGTGCTACTGTTGCCTCTGTTGGTACTGATGGCCGTCTGGTTGCAGCTGCTAGTGCTCCTGCTTCTGGTACTTATTTTACCATTGAGGCTGAGCATACCGTTGATATTGGTATTGAAGCTGTTCCTACTTGGATTCTCAAGTGCGCCCGTAACTAATTAAATTTAATAAATAAGTAAAGGAGATATATATTATGAATCTAAGTAAAGAGATTGTTGCTTTTTCTGCTGGCAACACTAAGTTCTATGAGCAGTTCATGGATTATCATTTCCACAAGTCTGATGTCGAGCAGGGTCGTAAGCTAGGGGCTTATGATTCTAGCATTCTTCTGTCTGAAAAGCATGATAAGGTCAATGCGGCATATTTTGCAGAGGTTGAGCGTCTTTCTAATTGTGTTCGTAACGCTGACAATACCGACGCTTGGTCTGCCAATCCTATGGTTCGCTGGGCAAACTTCGCCGTCATCAACGCATTAGTTAATGCAGTTCTTCCTGCATATGTCACTGAGTCTCTTGCTCCATTTGTTGATCTTCGGATGGCTGGTATTGGTGATATTGTAAAGGTAAAGGTTCTGCCTCGTACTCTTTACACTGTATCTGCTGGCGGCACCGGTGAGCGTACCACTTTCCGTCAGAAAAAGTTTGCTGGCGATGTAATCATTCCTATGCAGGAGCGCATCATCACTACTTATGTAGATATGTACCGTGTAATGGCTGGCAAGGAAGATATTGCTGATTTCGTTCGCGCTATTGTTCTTTCCATTGAGATTGATATGCAGAAGATGGCAGTATCTGCTCTTGATGCTGGTCTAGCTGGCGCATCTTATCCCCAGGCGTTCCTTGAAAATGCTGCGTTTGATGCCAAGAAGCTCATTGCTCTAGCACAACGCGTTCAGGCTTATAACAATGGCATTAAGCCAATTATCATGGGTACTGCTGCTGCTCTATCCAATGTTCTACCTGATAGCACTATGGGCTATCGTGGCACTTATGATGCCAATGGTGGCGCTGTTCACGTTCTCCGTGATTTCTATGGCTTTGCTCTTTATGAGCTACCCCAGATGCCAACTGGCTCTGATTATGGTCTAGCTCTTGCTGACAATAAGCTATATGTCGTGTCTCCTGTTGGCTCCAAGCTAGTTGTGGGCGCAATGTCTACGACTCTAACCAATAGCAACCAGTTCTATGAGAATGCTGATCTTACTCAGAATTTCACCATGCGTAAGAATTATGGTATGGAATTTGTTGGTGCTCAGTTTGCTGGTTGCTATACCATCACTGAATAATATTTTTCTGAGAGGGGTTAATAGCCCCTCTCTATTTAAAATTGGAAATTAGAAAGGAAAATAAAAGGAATGGCAAATACTACAAACACTAAATCCACTACGACTACCAAGACAATCAAGCAGACTGAAACACCTGTCGTTGATGCCGAAAAGGAACAGCTAAGAGCACAACTTGCAGAACAACAGAAGCAGATGTCTGAAATGATGGTACAGATGAAAGTTCTCATGCAAGCTCAAGCAGATGGTAAAAAATTAGATGAGCAGAAGTCTGAAAAATCCATTCGCAATATTAAATTTATCAATCTGTGTTCTGGCAATTTGAATTTGCGTGGTACTAGATTCCATAGAATTGAAGGACAATTTAAATATAAAATGATTCCTGAGTCTGAAGCACTTGCTGTTGTTAATAATATGCCAGAAACTATATCTAGCGGCATGGTATATATTGCAGACAAAAAATTCGTTGATGATTGTGATTTGGATGAAATTTATCGTAATATTCTAAGTGATGAGCAACTAAAAAACCTTCTTACTAAGAATGTGGATGATATTTGTGAAATTTACAAACAATGTTCAGATCAACAGAAGAAAATTATTACAGATATGATTGCAAATTCAGTTATGGACGGAAAGCACGTTGACGCCAATGTTCTAGTAAAACTTGGTGAGCTTAGTGGTAAAAATCTAATTGATATTGAACCCCTCGAAGAGGAGTGATAAATTATGGCAACATCATTTGATGTTATTGGGCAAAGAGCATTAAGTGTAATTGATGACTATAAACTGCGCAAGCTATATGACGCGAATATCGCCTTATTTCATGACAAGATTGATGGATGGGTCATTAGTTCAGCCGCGAAGTTTATAGAATGTGAGCAACCATTAACATATGATTCAGAGCTTAGACAATTTGACGAAGATTTAACAAATTTAGAGATTCAGATTCTTGCCGAATATTGGGTAATTTACTGGTGGCGCGGCGAGACGGACGTAGCAACACAGATTGCACAAAAACTTAAAGTTCCATCCTCTTTTCAGATGGATGGCGTATCCTCACAGAATTTCAAAGAAAAACAGAACGTCATTGATAAGCTAGAAGAAGATGTAGATAGGCTCATTCATGATAAATACCAGCTCTTATATCTATCCTCCTATAATTATTAAAGAGGGGTGGATATATGAGTAGAACAGATAAACGAGATAAAATTCATGCTTTATATAAAGTCTTGTTGCTGTTTGAAGATTTGACCAGTCTTGAGCCAACAATCGAAGAAGCCGACTATACAGCATATTGTAAGCGGCTATCTGTGCGATTTAGGGCGGTTGATGGTGAAATCGCTGATACATTAGCAGGACTAAGTAAGATGGGGCTTGAGCTTACTCATCCTATTATTCGTTCATGCGTACTACGCATGACGAACAGGATTGAAAGGATGGGTGATTGATATGGTATATGAGATGTTTCAATATCAATCAAACCCCAATGATTATTACCGCGATTTGACACAGGAATATATAAACGCGCAGTGGGATAACACGTCTGCTAAAACACCTGAGAATGGCGGTGAATTGTTAGAACAAAATGGAATAGGGTCTAATGAATATAATGTTGTAGAGGCATGGGTTGCTCCTACTGTGGCAACTACATCGACCGGACAAAAAGATACGATTGATTTTTTACAGCTAATATTTAGAGATATTGACCATTTTGTTGTGCGTGGACTGTATTACAAGTTCGATAATAATGTGTGGATTGTCCACGATTCAGGTAAATTTGATGGCTTGCCCCGTGGTGTTGGTGTGCGCCGTTGCAATAATGTGATGCGGATTAAAGATGGGGTCAATGACGTAATCTTTAGCGCACCATGCGTTATTGAATATAATACGCAATCACCATCAGCAAAGGTAAGTACGCCTATTATTACGCCAAACAATCATGCCGTTGTTATGGTTCAGGGTAATGAGGACGTATATAGGCTATTTAAGTTAAATACCAGATATATTTTAGGTGGCAGACCATTCAAGCTGTTGGCTTATCAAAATGCAATCAACGCATATGGCGATAACAAGCCGACGCTACTTACTCTTGAGCTATATTTTGATGAGGCTCATGCTGGTGATGACCTCGTTAATCAGCTTGCGGATAACAGCTCTATTGATTATCCAATGGATGAAAACGAGCCATTTCCAATGGGCTAAAGGAGGGCGGTTAGATGTATAATTCATTAAGTCGTTTACCGACAATACCATATAATATTATGGTATATCTAGCAAAATCGACCGACCCTATTGCTGATGTTTTTTGGAAAATGCTAGCATATAAGGACTACAAGACATTGAGCCATGAGCCGCTTACATTTCAACAGAAGATGAAGTTAGTATGGGCGCAGGGCAAGCAGGACACATATAGTGTATTTTTAACTAATCTAATTGAGGACGCTATGGCTGAATCTAAGCAGATTGTTAAGATATATCAATATTATATCCATGCCTCTGAGCTGTATACTAGCACAGTAGTCTATGCGTTCGATTGTCTATATGGCGGTCAAATGAGCCTAGTTGAATATAATGGTGTTCCTGTCAATCGCGGTGATTTATTTATCCATTGCATCCTTACTCTATTGAATGGAGTAGAGGTCGGCGGGGTAGGCAAGCTGACATTCTTGGATGATATGAGCCGATATAGCGCGGCACGTTCAATCATTGGTAACAACAAGACTTTTACAGGAGTACAGTTATATATGGCAGTCAACGTAGGCGACACTGGCGAGGAGGTTGGCTGTGGCCGTTGACATTGCATTTTTGGAAAAGGCGTATTTCTATTTTGATAAGCCAGTTTTATATATAACTCGCAAAAAAAAGACGATACCTATATATCCTGTGTTTGTTTCTGATTATGAAATATTTATGTCGAGTGTAGATATATTGCAATTTGATAAAAATTCGTCTTCATCTGTTGAAATTATACAGATGTCCTATCTAGAATTTCTTATGGGCGTCATCTTACAGATAGATAAAAACGAGGCGATGGCAGATAAGGTTCGTAATATAATGTCGTTGTGTTTAAAATGGGATAATTGGAGCGTTAGCTTTGATAGCACGAATAAACCATTTATCATAAATACTGACAACAGCGATATCATATCTGCTAAGGATTTTGATGATATTAAACGTATTATATTATATCAAAATTTACTAGGGTACACAGATGAATATATTGATCCTGACTTAAAAAAATCAATAGAGGAAACTGATAAGCTACGGTTAAGGGATATCGAACTACCGTCTATCGAACGTAAAATGTCTATTATAACGGCGCATTGCGGTTTATCTAAAAAGGATCAGATGGCTATGACTATGAGAGCGCATGAATCATTATTTGAAGAATGCGTGGCAGAAATCAATTATACTACAACTCGACCAATTGCTCTATATGCTGGTAAAGCAAATGAAATAGAATGGATTTATAAGAAGAAGAAAGACAAATATAGCGATTATATCATGACGATTGAGGATTATAATAAATCTATGGGCGGTGATGGTAAAGTCGCTGATGGAAAATTTAGAGCATCGAAGAATGTGCCTCAAGATGGGGCAGCTTTAGATGCTATGTATAATATGAATACAACTCAAAATGATTGAGGAGGAAATGAAAATATATGGCTAATATTTTTACGGCTGGCCCTGCAAGAGCACTATTCTTCTACGGCCAGCAACTAATTGGTGTTGGTCGCACCCTATCCGATAGTACGTTTGATTCTACAATCACTGGTGAAGAAGTCCGTGGCGGCCCTGGTAATCTTCTATACGGTAAGTATTTCCACGATTCTTCTCTGAACATTTCCATCACTGATGCAATGTTCAACCTCCAGTATGTTGCTGCATCTCTAGGTGTTGATGTTGAGCAGGGTGGACTATCCTTGTATGAGTCTGCAAAGGCTGGTGAAACTGTTGCGGCTGGTGGCAAGATTGCTCTGACCGAGACTGCTGTAGCATTTGACGGTTCCATTCTCGCATGGTACAAAAAGCCAGCAGATGATGATTGGACTGTTGCATCTGTTTCTCAAAATGCAATTACTGTCCCTGGCGCAGTTGTTGGCGACCATTACTGCGTTAAGTATTTCTATCAGAATCTAAATGCTAAGTCTATCACTATTAAGGCTCAGTATGTGCCTAAGACCCTGCACCTTGTTCTGATTAACGACCTATACTCTGGTGATGTTGCTAATGTTGCCGCTTCTACTTCCAAGTATGGCCGTCTCATTACTGATATTCCTCAGTTCCAGCTTTCTGGTGAACAGAATCTAGCATGGTCTGCTACTTCTGCGGCAACCGTTTCTCTGAATGGCTCTGCTCTAGCAGTTGACGATGAACTATCCTGCGAGGAGAACTCCATTTACGGTACTATGACTCAGGAAATCTTTGGCACTAAGTGGCAGGATGAAGTTAAAGCTATTGCTATTGGTAATGCAGACCTTGAGATCGGTGCTACTTCCGAAGCTCTTCAGGTTTACGCCGTCTTCGGCGGTTCTGTTGCTTCTCGTCTGATGGACAATAGCAACTTTACTTTTGCGGTTGAATCTGGCACTTCTGCAACTGTTGATGCAAGCACTGGCGTTGTCACTAAGGCAGATGGCACTGGGGTCACTGTTATTTCTGCAACTCTAAAAGACGCTGCTGGCAAGCCTACCGATAAGGTTGGTTATGCTAACGTCACGCCAGCTTAATTACAATTAAATAAATTAAAATAATGGGGTAGTTTCGGCTACCCCATTTTATTACGGAGGCGATATTTATGGATTGTCCATATTGCAAAGTAGGTGCATATATGGATTTTTGTAAATGCACCAAGCAAGAAGGCGCTCCAATTTGTCCCCATGTATATAGATGCGCCAAACTTCAAATTTGGAAGCAATTAGACGCTATGTTAAATTGTCCAATTCGTAGGAGACAGGGTAATGTCAAGATGGCGCGGCATGGCTATCTATATGTACAAGTTGGCAATCAAATTATCAAGGTAGAAAACCCATACGATTACATTCCGGAGAATGTACAACTAAGGAAATATAAAGGAAATTATAAGGTAGTAAAGGAGAATAAAGAAAATGGAGAAACTTGAAACAATTAAGATTCATCTTGGCGATTATAACATTAACGTCAATCAGTATTTAACATATGCACAGATTCAGAGCATTGTTAATCAAGCGCGGCAATTTGAATCTTGGGCAGATAGACAGCAGTGTATCGATATGTTGGTTCTTGCATTTGCTACGGATATCTCTAAAGAGGAACTAGACGCGCACAACCATGATTATTGGCTGACAATTGGATTGATTCCAGATGTAGAACAACACATTAAGAATTATATTCAGATTGAAGACGCTCTTAAATATGAGGAATCGCCAGTTCGTATTTTGCTACAACTTGCTAAGGAAATCCCTGAATTCAATAAGAAGGTCGATGCGGTGATGAAGAGTGCCACAAGCAAAAAGTAAAGATGAGTTGAAGAGTCTTCTTCAGCCTGCTATTCAAAAAGCCTGTGATTATGTCATTCAAAAAATATGGAATGAGAACCGTGAAATTGTTCGTGTCGTGGTATATGAGACCGGGTTGCCTCAAGAATATAAAAGAACATACGGGTTTTTGAATGCTTGGAATTATACTCAAGGAAAGCATAATTTGACGCATGGGCATGATGCACGAAGCGAATTTTATTACAATCCAAATTCAATGTCTGTAGGTAGCATGATTCTTGGTGATGATAATTTTGGGCAACATATAGGTGTTGCAAGCCCATATGAAGGCGAAGATGCAAGATCATATTTGGCTGACATTATTTATCATATGAACGGTTGCGGCGGTGCTGGTGATGCGTTTGGCAATGGATATTGGCAAAAGGCAAGGAACGCTTGGAAAGAGCTTAACGAGCGTATTGGAAGACGTAAGGTTAAACAATGGATGAAAGAGGGGCTTGAGATGGCTGGGCTTACAGTACAAATGCATAATACGGCTATTCAAGTCACAGAGAATTGATGTATGATTATAGCCGGATTGGACGCTAGCACATCTTCTACAGGATGGTCCATATTTGATAATGGAGAACTCATTGCATATGGTACAATTAAGCCAAAGGGCGATGATTGGCACGATAGGGTAATGGGGCTTACTATGGAATTGTCAAGTATATTTAAACAGTATAAACCGACAATTCTCTATGCTGAAGAAGTACCATTAAAGAAAGGCGCGTCTACCATAGAGAAATTGGGCGCAGTACAGGGTGTGATATTAGCATTATGCGCTGGCTTCAAGATAAAGCCATGCTTCTTGATGCCAAGTAAATGGCGTGGCGACCTTAATCTCTTTGATGGTACAAGAGCTGGTTTACAAAGAGATGTTCTGAAGAAAAAAGCTATAGAGATGGCGAATGAAGAATTTGGCCTCGAATTGGCATGGGTTGCCCCAAGTAGCAAAAAGAATGAGGATGATTGCGCAGAAGGAATCCTTATAGCCTACTCACAAATAAAAAAAGGGAGTGTGATGAATGGCTGGAACAAATAGTAATTATAGTATAGTTCTCGATGCTGTACTCGATCTTGAAAAAATACAAAGAAACCTAAGCTCTAGGAAATATAGCGTTGACGTTGAAACAACCGTAAATGGTAAAGGAATAAAAGAAACAACTGGTGCAACGCAATCGCTTGATAACGCCACAAAAGAGCTATCTATAACGTATCAACAATTACGACAAGTATTCGATGCCGTTGTGGATGTTACAAGCAAAATGTATACTCAAGTTAAAGCGCTTGACACGGCACAAACAGAATTTAAAAAGGTGTCGGATTTAACTGGCGCGGCGCTTGATTCATATACGCAGAAACTTGCCAATATGGGCAAGGAAGTAGGACGAACCGGTAAACCAAATCGGTCTGAGCCGGTATGTTGCGATGGTAAAGCAGCATAGAGAACAGCCCCTAAACCCTTGAAAGCCTCAAGAGCCTTATCACTACAACATGAGGATGAGATATGCCTGAGTGTGATATGTTCATTAGTAATGAACAATTAGTGCGAAAGCAGAAAGACGATAAGGATGATTCCATGGTTGAAAAACCTAAAGAATCTGTCACAAATAATGTATAATATTTGGGACAAAAGGGCAAATTGGGCGCGAAGTCCTGATGAGGGATGTGTCAATCGAATATACAGGGCGACCCTCCAATAAAATAGGGCGAAGAAATATTCAGGAAGGGATTAAAAACCCCTTGACAAATTATCTAATATGTGTTATAGTGTAGACACCAAATAAAAGAAAGGATGTTACATTATGATTCTCTCAATTATGGTTTTTATTTTTGTTGTTCCAGCGTTCTTTATTGTTGGACTGGTTACACTAATCAAGATGATTGTGTATGGTATTCGTAACAACCACGACCATGGGCTTATTAAAAAAGAGCCTGATGATGAACAGTACAACATTCATTATGAAACCGCTGAAGAAGAGCAGAAAAGAACGGCTGAATATGGGTGTGACGATGAAAGATGGGGGAAGCTGTAATGGGAGATTTCTACGCTACAATTTTCATTGTTGGCTGGTTTACATTTATGATTGCATATACAGTTGCTTGCTGGAAGGGCAAGTAAGCATTGGATAATTTATAACCGTCAGAGATGGTTGAGGCCGCAACTCAATTCCGTAAAAACAGCTTTAATGATTCTGACTCGGCAACTCTAGCTAAAGTTGCGACTACTTTTCAGAACGTAGCGGATGAATCGGTTTCTGCGGCAGATAGCGCATCATTTATTGTTGCGCAGATGAAGGCGTTCAATATTGAAGCGGATAATGCTGAGCATATTATCGATGCGGTTAATGCTGTATCAAATAATTATGCTGTTTCATCTGGGCAATTAGCACAGAACCTAGGTAATATGTCTGCTGCTATGGCAACAGGCAATAATACATTTGAACAATCCCTTGGTATGCTTACGGCTATGACTGAAATCACGAGGAACGCCGCCAAGGGAAGTAGGGCAAACAATAAGTGCCTAGAGGTATAGTAATATGCCTCATGATATCTATCTAAACCCAGTAATTCCTAAAGCTCTATCACTACAACGTAGTCTTGAAAGATTGACAAGCGTGAATGTGCGAAAGTATTAAAAACGATAGAGATGATATATGGTGGAAACACCTAAGTATTTTATAATGGATGTTTGGGCGCAAAGCTCCGAATAGGAGTGAGTCAAACGACTATCCCATTGGTGACTATATCACAATAGGAGTAGGGCAAGTACGTCTAAGCTTGTGGGTGAGATTCCCTTAAATCGAAATGATAGACTCTCAATACTATGAGATGAAGAAATAGTCTAAACATTGCATGAAAATGCAAGAAGGAGAATTTATGTCGAAAAAAATAACAATAGAAGAAACAAGGAAATTATTTGAACAAGTTGGATTAACGTTATTGGAAGATATTGCGCGTGGCGTAGATTATAAATATGACTGTGTTGATTCTGATGGATATAAATACAAAAGAAGCTACCACACTTGTAAACACACTTTAACATATAAAAAACGTTACTCTGTGGATGTAGAGCATACATTTAGCACAAAAAACCCATATTTTTATGACAATATGATGTTATATATCAAAAAGACAAATGAGTATGGTACTATTTTATTAACAAAAAAAGAAGATATATCAAACATTGATATGCCAATCATGTTTAAGTGCGGAATATGTGGCGGTGAATTTACATCAACATGGCATAAATATTATTCAAAAGATGATAAATGCTGCAATAGATGTTACAAGATAAAAAGAAGTAGGGGAGAAGTCAATACAAACCATATTGATTCTAACAAATATCATGAAATTGCTAGGAAATCTGGATTGTGTATTTTGAATGATTCAACGATAAGGTCAAAAGATAATGTTGTTGTTCAGGACAAAAACGGTTATCGTGGGCTTATTAGTGTTACCTCGCTATATAACGGGTGTTCATTTGAGAGATTCGGCAAATCAAACCCATACGCTCTTGATAATTTAAGGATATATGCTTTTCTAAAAGATTGGGATTGTACCATTTATAATCAAGAATACAATGGTGTAAAATCGCCATTTATTGTTCAATGCTCTTGTGGCAACGACTTTAAGGTTGATGCATATCATTTCGCAGATGGAAAGTATCAATGCAATGAATGTAGAATGAAACAATCTGCTATTTCTGCAAAAGTAGAGCTGTGGCTAAATAATAATAATATACTATATGAAAAAGAAAAAACATTTGATAGATGTGTCAATAAAAGAGCATTACCATTTGATTTTTATTTAACAGATTTTAATGCTTGCATTGAGGTTGATGGAATAGGACATTATAGGCCAGTTTCATTTGGTGGTAAAAAATATAGAGAACAAGCAGAAAAGAAATATGAGACAGTGAAAGAGAATGACGAGATAAAAACTAAATACTGTGAAGATAATAACATTCCGTTATTGCGGGTTCCATTTTGGGTGTTAGAAAAAGACGAGCACGATGTCTTGTTAACTGATTTTATAAATAAATTCTCCTTATCGGATGTGACGAATCCGAGTTAATACATTGACTTATCACTGTACAAGCCCGCTTAAACCAAGTCGTAGATGAATCATCTGACACTGGTAAGGCGCTTACAAAATGGTATCAAGAACACGAAATTGCGATAAAAGATGACGAAGGTCAGATTCGCAGTCTATATGATGTATTGACTGATGTAGCAAAAATCTGGCCGACATTAACTAAGAATGAGCAGATGTATTATCTGCAACAGCAAGCAGGAACCACTCAAACTCAAAATCTAGCCGCTCTTTTAAAGAATTACCAAACAGCTATCAATGCAACTAATACAGCACTAGAATCCAATGGCTCGGCCATGAAAGAAAATGAGCGGTATATGGAAAGTCTTGGAGCTAAAGAACAACTGCTCAAGGCTGAATTTGAGGATTTTTCCAATCGTGTCTTATCAAAGGATTTAGTAAGCGGTTTCCTTGATGCTGGGCATACAATGCTTAGTTTTGCCAATAATGATGTTGTGGCTGTTATCGCCCGTGTAGGTGGATTTGCTGCGGCATTAACTGCATTAGTTGGCATTGTTGGCACTATAATTGCGGCTATGGCTAAATTGAGTGCCACATTAGCGGCAACTGCTGGTGGCGGTGGCTTACTTGCAACATTATTAGCTCCGAAAACATTGGTAATTATAGCTGCTGTTGCTGTGGCTGTGGCTGGATTAGCCGAGGTGTTTAGAGGCATATCTGGGCTTATTGCCGAAGCAAATAAATCCATCCAAGAGCATATTGATGAATATAATGAACTTGGAGATAAAGTCCAAGAAATTAGCGGCAAATACGATGATGCTAAGTCCAGTCTTCAGGAAATCAATGCAACGCCATGGGAGGACAGGACCGCTGATATTGATAAAGAAGCGGAATACCTAGAGCACGTCATTGCATATTATGAAAAGTTGCTAGATATCCAACAGAAAGCTCAAATTGCTGAAGGCGCGTCAATCCTTAGCAAGGATAGGGTTGAAGGTGTATCTGTTGGCACCAAGAATTCAAATATTAATATATCTGGTATTGATAATACTAAGGTATACAAAGATATGTCTGATGCTCTATGGGATATTGCTGATGCCGAGATCACTGTTACGATAGCGTCCGCTACAAATAGCCAAACTATAATTGCTCAAAAGGCCAAATTGATTGACCTTATTGAGGTAACAGGCGATTATGAGGCAGATACCGAGGCTCTTGCCAAAGCCGCTAAGAAATATGGAATTGCCATTAAGGAAAATACTGTATCTCAGAACGAGGCCGCAAAGTCCAATGCTGAATATTACAAATCTTTATATACCTATTCTGGGATGTCTAAGAATATATTTGATAGTCCCAGAGCACAAACTAAGCGCTGGGCCGAAGATGTTGACAATGCGATTCAAAGCGGCAAACAATATTATGAAATCATCAAGCAACAGATAGATGCTGGGAATCAAGTATCTGATGCTTTGATGGATGAATATAATAGTTATCAGCAATTGGTAGTGGTACAAACGGTTGCTAATTCTGAGGGGCGGTCGTTTTCTGATGTTGCTGATACTATTGCTCAAAGATTATCTATTACCAAGGATGAAGTCTATGAGCTATATAAGAGGTTTAGCGATCTAGCTGGTAGTATAGGCGATGCGACCAGCGATATGGATTCTAAATTCAAATCGTCTGCTGAAACGGTTCTAAGATGGGCCGACATGATTCAAGGCGCGACAGATGCTAAAACGAATTTTGACAATGCCATGTCCCAAACGGGCGACTATGATGATGCTTTTAAGGGGCTTGCATCTGTGTTCTCAACTCTTAATGACGAATTTGAAGCTGGGCAAATTGGCTCTCTAACATTCAGAAATGCCTTATCTCAACTTGTCGGGGATGACATTTTAACTAGATTTGACAACGCTTCTGATAAGGCTGAGTATATGGCCGGTATTATGGATAGATTGTCAACCTTGTATTCTGACGCTGAATCGGGCGGGCTTGGATTTGTTACAGTTATGCAAGAATTGGCAGATGCTGGAGAGCTTGTTGGCGCGACATTAGATACAACGGGAGACTCTATATCCTATAATATTACTGATTTTGACCAACTTGCCAATTCTATGGGGCTGACAACATCTCAGCTTTGGGCACTTATTGAGGCTGGCAAGGTATATGGAGCGGATGTTGATTGGAACATTGATGCGCTCATATCTGCATTTAGCAATCTTGATAGTTCTATTGTTACAGTCAAAAATGGCGTTAATGAAATCGATTTTACTAAGGTTGTAGAGGGGTTATCTGAGGTTGGTTATTCTAAGGATGCCATCTTAGACATGAAGCGTTCTTTGGAAGATGCGGATAATGTAAGATTGACAAATGTACCTGAGAGCATAGACGATATTATCAAAAAAGCTGGTGAGACGGAATCTGCAACGGCAGAGATGACATCTGAGTTGGAAGATTTGAATAGTACGTCTCTGTCGGGTATTACGAGTCAGGTTAGGTCTCTTGGCGATCAACTACTTAGAGTGTCCAATCAAGCGCAAAACGCAAAGAATAACATTCAGAATCTTGGCGACACAAGATACCAAGTCAATGCAGATGGCGGTAGAACAAAAGAAGGGCCATCTCTTGTAAATGAGGAAGGCCCTGAGCTTATCCAAAGTGGTAATGAGGCATATATCGCTGGTAATGGTATGCCGACAATTACTCAGATGCACGATGGAGATTATGTGTATACGGCAGAAGAGACTAGAGCTATTCTAAATGGGAAAAAATTACATGGCGCGATTCAAGCACATAGACTTGGATACATCCCAAGAGTTTCGTTCGACCTTGTTTCGAGACTAACGCCTATTACGGCTAAGGGCAAAATCCCTAAAACGTCTAAAAGCAGGGAAACAAGTGGCTCATATCCTACTTCGTCTTATTCTTCTGCTAGTAGTTCTGGCTCATCTGGTTCAAGTTCATCTTCATCTTCAGGTTCTAGTAAGAGTTCTAAAGATATTTGGAAAGATGAATTTGATGCTTGGTTAGACGCCAAGAAACACGCTTTGGCAATGGATGAAATTTCTGAAGCTCAATATTATAAAGAGCTTGAAGAGATGAATAAAAAATATTTCCAAGGGCGGCAAGAGTATCAAAAGGAATATTGGAAATATCAAGAGGAGATATACAAATGGGAAAAATCCCAGATAAAGGATAATTTGAATGCGCAGCTTAAAGCCCTCAAAGAGACTCAGAGCGCAATCAATGATAAGTATAATGCAGAGATTAAGGCGCTTGAAGATACAAACAATAAGTTAGAAGACCAAATTAAATATGAGGGGTTGCTAAAGAACCTAGCAGAGGCTCGTTCTAAGCGGGTGTATACTTTTAAGGATGGACGATATCAATACGCTCAAGATTATGATGCAATTGCCACGGCGCAAGAAGCTCTAAATGAATACAATCGTAGCAAGAGCCTTGAAGCAAAGAAATCTGTGATTGAGGCAAAACGCGACGCTGAACTTGCCAAGGTAATCAAGCAACAGGACGAAATCAATAAGAAACTAAGTTCTATTACTGGATATGCAAATGGAACATTATCTAGCACAAGTGGGCTTCATATGGTTGGTGAAAATGGCCCAGAACTTAGGGTACTTAACTCTGGTGATGGAATTATTCCAAGCAATATCACAAAGAATCTTTGGAATCTGGGTAGGTCTGTTATAGATAATAAAGGTATTGCTATATCAAATAGAAATCCAGCGGGTATGAGTATGGAATTTAATAATACTACTATGTCATTCCCGAATATTCAGACTGCGGCAGATGCAAGGAAATTTGTAGAAAATGTAAAAGCATTAGCATACCAGAGAGCTTTTAGCAGACGTTGATATATATCCGGGTTGATACCACGGTGTTGACCCGGATTTTTATAAGAATAGAGGTGTACAACATTAACGAAGCAAATGAACTACTAGATGCTATTGAAATTTTAGCAGAGAAATCGGCAAAGAATAATGCCGTGATATATAGTGGCATAGTTACAGAGATATCAACTAGCGTCTGTACGATGAAAATAAATGGCAACACATATAGCAATATTGCTTATTATGGTGGTACGCCTATTGTTGGCAATGCCTATAGAGTATTTGTTCCATTTGGTAATATGTCTCAAGCGTTTACGCTCATATTTGCAGATACAAGCACTGGTGAATCTGGGGTGCAGTCGGTTAATGGCAAAACAGGAGATGTGGTTTTGACAGCGGCAGATGTTGGAGCGTTGCCGTCTGGGACAAAAATTCCTAATAAAACGTCAGACCTTACCAATGATAGTGGCTATATCACGGAATCCGCTGTTCCGACTAAAACGAGTCAACTTGAGAACGATAGTGAATATGTAGATATTACAGCTGCTAAGAATGCCGCTCCGGTTCAGAGCGTTAATAGCAAGACTGGCACGGTGGTGATTGGGAAAACTGATGTTGGGCTTGGGAATGTTGATAATGTTAAACAATATAGTATAAGTAATCCACCTCCATATCCTGTAACATCTGTAAACGGGCAGACTGGTGATGTGACAATATCTACTGGCGGCAATGTTGATTCAGTTAATGGTAAAACAGGCGTAGTTGTATTAACCCCAAATGATATAGGGATAAATTATAAACTGACAAAAAATGAAGATAATAGTCTAAACTTAGTATGGAGTGAGTAAAATTACTTGGAGGGATATATGGCAGATACTACTATCGACTTACTAAAAAATTCATCCTATGTAGGGAAAATGGATGAATTAATTGCCGCCGTAAAATCAGGAGGCGGCACAGCTAGTGATGTTGAATGGGATAATGTAAAAAATAAACCTACCACAATAGTTGGTTATGGTATTACTGATGCTAAGATTGATAATGGCGTGATTACGCTTGGTGATAAGACGATTACGCCATTAACATCCGCCCCAGTTACTAGCGTCAATTCAAAAACTGGTGCTGTGGTGCTGAATGCATCTGATATTGGGGCTATTAGTACAAGTGATATGTCTCAGACACTAGGTGTATCTACAACAAAAGTTCCATCTGAAAAGGCTGTTTCTGACGCATTATCGGCAGCTGGAGCTGGTGATATGCTTAAATCTGTATATGATCCAGATAATAATGTTGCCAATTCGGGTGGTATTGCAGATTATGTGGCAAACCATAGTCCAGGGGTTCTCGTTTGCATGATTACCGGGATCGGCACAACGGCATCTCCGTATGTTTGCAACAAAACTACGACAGAAATCTGGGCTGCGATACAGGCCGGGAAACGGGTGGTTGCGCAGTACGTTACTATCATGCACAATCTTGCTGGGGCACAAGGACCGCAGGTTGCATTCTTCTCTGGACTAACTTTTAATAATAGCATATCCCAGTTCACCGTTATGTCTAACGGCAATGTTTCGCGTGTGTTACAAAAAATTCCTGGACCTGATAGTAAAACAGATGACATGACCAAGACCGTGGGCATGGACACAGACGGCAAGCTGTGGACCGCGCCGGGGGGCGGTGGAAGCTCAAGCGGCATCGAGCTGGTGTATACCTGGACCGCAGACGGGACGACCATGTCGGCAATAAACGATCTGACGATTGAGCCGGGCAAGCTGTATTTTTGTGAGACGATTGTACCGAACAACGGAGATTTGACCGCCAACGTTACAACACCTGTTGTAAACGTCAGGATCGGGTCGGAAGGAAACACATACACCGGTATGATGGTGGGGACGGTCACCGGACAATACAAATACTCGGTCATACAATCCAGGTGGACCTTTTTTGTGTTGGGAGGGACGATCCACTCGGTGTCGGACAGGACACAAAACTCCCAAAACGTCCCACAAAATGCAGAATATAAAGCAAACAAAATATACATCTACTCCCAAACATCCGGCGTCAAAATCATCAGCGGGACGACCGTCAACATTTACAAAATGGGGTGAGCAAATTGAGGATCAGCGACAACGGGGTCATCCGGAACATGACGCCGGAAGAAGAGGCGGAATACAACGCCATGCTGGCCGCGCAGCCGGAGCCGGGGCCGACGGCGGAGGAGCGACTGGAGGCGCTGGAGGCGGCGATGCTGGAGCTTGTGATGGGAGGCACGGAGTAAATGGTGCAGTTTTTGACCTTGCAGGTGCGGCTGGGGCGCATCACCCTGGCCCAGGTACCCGCAAAATACCGGGAGGCCGTAAGGGAAAATCTAAAGTAATTAAAAAATATTTGTTTTAGTTAATTATACTGGAGGTGAAGAAATGGCTTTAACTCAACCAATTTTATATTCAACAATGCCATTTGACGCATCCACATCACACACGTTTGTATTTACGGTTATTGGTGGGGACCAAGTCGTAAAAAACAAATTGACAATACAAAATGCTGATACGTTGGCTATTGTATATAGTGTAGAAACCACCACGTTTAGGTATGAGCATATGTTACCATCTGGAACGTTGACTAATGGAACGCAATATCTAGCTTATATTCAAACTATCAACGCAACTGGCGACATATCTATTGCTTCAAATACGATATCTTTTCAATGTTTGACTGCGGCGACATTCGGGTTTAACAATATCTCAAGTGGAGCAAAAGTAAATAATGCATCATATTCATTCTCTGTGATGTATAATCAAGAAGAGAAGGACGCATTGAATAGTTGCATATTTAATTTATATAGCGATGCTCAAATTTTGTTATCAACCAGTAATGAAATATATATTCAAGATAAGACATTGCCATATACGATGAGCTATACATTCGCTGGGTTTAGAAATAATACCAAATATTATATTGAATGTATTGGGGTATCTGATGCTGGCGTTCAAGTTGATACTGGCAAAGTTCATTTTTTGACAGCATTTGATATTCCAGAAGTATTTTCAAACATTGTGTTGGTCAATGATTGTGAAAATGGATATATTGTGTTCCAATCAAATGTAACAGTCATTGATGGTGAGACTCCAAAAGACCCTATTTATATTGATAATACGGCCATTGACCTACGTGGTGATGGCGACTACGTAGCATTCAATGAAGGATATACGGTTACTGATGATTTTACGGCAAGAATTTGGGGTTATGACTTTGATACAAATGGCGACTTAATAACATTTTCAACAGTATCAGGGGATATTGTGACTGTAGCGTTACGGCATACTGGCAATACGATATGGCCTGAGCTAACGGCAAGGAATGCTGGGGTTGCATATTATTACGCTATAAAAGGTGACGAGGTGTCAAACGTAACGAGCACAACTAATCTGTGTATTTTTATACAGAAACGAAATAATATATATGATGTTACCATCGGTAAGACAACCTAAAAGGAGGTGGTCTAATATGATTGGATTGATTGGATATAATTTTTGCGGAGATGTCAACGCTTTAGACCCATCTCCGACTGGAATTACGAATATTCAACGAACTAAGATTTCAAGTGGTGTAGTTAATCATTTCAATTTAAGTTCTAACGGTTCCATGGATTTTGACGATACAATCCCAGCATCTTGGGATTTCTCTACAATTATCAACGCTGGATTTAATGGGAATCTGAATGGCGGCTCTTTGGCTGAGATTGGTTCGCAGATTACATCTGTTCGAGTCAAGCGTCGGGAGAAGGGCGCTTTTGAATGGGTTACGCTATATGAGACTACTGTCAATAGTCTGGACGATTTATCATTTTCTTATATTGATAGGCTAAACGTCAACTTTAAAGAATATGAGTATGCGTTTGTTCCAGTAATGGAAGGCGTGGAAGGAAATTATATTACGGATGATGTAGTATCAAATTTTAAGGGTATATATATTTGTGATGCTAATACAATCTATAAATTCAAGTATGGTGTAGCCTACAATTCAAATGACCGCGTCCAACAGGTCGGTGTATTTACCCCATTTGGGCGGCGTATGCCAGTTGTGGTTAGCAATGGGCTGTTGAATTACGAGACGGGGAATATTAGTGGTAAGATTATAAACAAATCATTTGAGAAAACAGGTAAAATCGATAGAAATGCCATTCAGCAAGAAAAGACGGCATTACTTGATTATTTGACAAATAAAGAGCCGAAAATCATCAAGGACTGGAATGGTAATGCTTGGCTCGTATATATTACGGGTAACCCATCTGTGACGTATAGTAATGAATATGGAATGGGTATTATGGATGTGTCTGCTGATTGGACAGAGATTGGTTCTATGGATTCTAAGTCCGACTTATATGATACAAATATGATTCCAACGGAGGATTAAACATGGGCTTTAATATTGGGGCAAATGATTATTCTATCCTGAAGCAATCATATATCAAAAAATATATCAAGCTATATTTGTTAAATTTTCAGTTAAATATCGTCGATGAGATTAGTGGAGATTTAATTGGACTTGAGGTGTCCATAGATGCCAATAGCGACTTGCGACGTTCATGTACTGTAAACTTAGTCGTTCAGAACAGCTCATTTGATATTCAGCCTGGCGGTAAAATTTGGCTAGATAAGTATATTCAACCATATATCGGCTATGAAAATATTCATACTAAAGAAATTCAATGGTATAATCAGGGCACGTATTTAATCAATGCTCCGTCGTTTTCATATGATGGGGCAAGTCGAACATTGCAATTACAAGGGTTGGATATGATGTCCAAATTGACTGGTTTACGCAACGGTAATCTTCCTAGTATTCCTACGGTGATTACAACTGGGTCAAATGTTCGCCAAGCTATTATTGCCACGTTAAAGCTGGCTAATATGAACAAGTATATTGTATCTGAGTGTGTCAATACTGATGGAGCTATTCAAAACGTTCCATATGATATTACTATAAATCAAGGCGGAACTATATACAATATTCTATCTGAGTTGCGAGATATCTTGCCTCAATATCAAATGTATTTCGATGTGGATGGTGTATTCCATTATGAGCAAATTCCGTTTGGATATGATGCGCCTGTTATATTAGATGATGATATTTTGAGCCGCATTACTACATCGGAGAGCGTAGACACAGATTTTGAGAGCGTCAAGAACTATATAGAGGTATATGGGCGTAGTCATGATGTTCAACATTATTCATCTACGGCAACAGTCAGCGGCGGCAATATTAGATTGGCATATGGCTCTATTACAGAGACAACCATTAAAGCAAATACGATGATAGGATTCACGCTTACAACAGATATCAATTCCCCTGTAGCTATTGGAATCAACAACATATCTGGTTTTCATAAACTTGTAGATGAAAGTGGAGTACAAATCAAAATGCTCAAAGCCAATGAATATTATGTTGCAGTATATCAAAGCAATAACACATGGCTGTTTCTTGGACATAATCAGGCTCAGGCCATTGCTTCTGATACAAACCCTGATAGCCCATTTTATATTAACGGCGATATTGGCATTATTCGGATTGCTCTATACGGTGGTGAATATGATAACATCATGTCAGATAATCTGGCAAAACAACGGGCCGACATTGAATTATACTGGAGATGCCGCCTAAATGATGCTATGTCGCTTGGGTGTATTCCTATTCCATGGCTCGATGTAAACTATATTATATCATACACACTGTCAAATCAATCAGCATCCGATAAATATATGATACAGAGTATCAAGGCAGATTATGGAGAATCAAATTCAATGACTATAACAACAAGTAAATACTACCCTTACTATAAGGAGGGATGATAAATGGCAACTACATTCCCAGAGTCAACGCAGACATTTCCTAGGATGATGGATATTGAGCAATCTGATTTGCAGCTTGTTAATCAATACCAGACAGCAATGAAAAATAAAGATTATGCGTTGGCGAGACAAATTCTTGTTCAAATTCCAAACTATGCGAGAAAGATTATTCAAGCAAACTACCTCAACGATATGAATGATACGATTGAGGCCGTACAGGATTATTTTGCAGCAAGATATAGCCCAGCATATGTGGTGTCATCAACTAAACCAGTATCTCAAGAAAATGGTGATTTTTGGTTTGAGGTGACAGCATAATGTTGAAATATCAGGATATTAGAATTTCTGATGTAAATAAGCGAGATGAGTTTATTGCAGATGTTGAAGCTGGAAATTATACTACAGCTCATGCTATTGTAACGGCTGACGCAATGTCTCCAAAGGCATTGATTGCGGTCAACATTAATCATGTTGCATCTGAGATCGAAGCGACCGAAAATCTAAACGACGCAACATTTAAGGCTGATAGAATTCAAGTGGCGACTACGGCTCCAACTTTGCAATCTGGTCAAGTTTATTTTGAATTAACAGGATGATAGAGGTAAGAAATGGCTGAAAATAAAAATATTACAATGAAACAATATAATGGGTCGGATTATGATACATTATATCCAAAAACGAAAGTTTCTCAAGTTGAAGGCGGGGTTACCTCTGTAAACGGGGCAATGCCTAACAATAGTGGCGAGGTTAAGGTTAATTCATTTGATTCAGGTATTGAACTTGGCATGGATGAGACTACTAATGGTGGCTATGTTGATTTTCACTATGCTGGTAATACAAGTAATTTCACATCGCGTATTATTGAGCAACAAGCAGGACAACTTCTGTTTGATTGTTTACCATCATTTACTAATCCAGTACCCCTTGAAAGTGGTGGTACTGGAACGCAAACACTAGAGGGCCTTATCCATACGGTATTTGGTGAGCGATATGGAAGCTGGCAATCTGTTACGACATATCCAACATCTCCAGGTATTTATCGGACCGTCGGGACGGATATTTTCAAGAACCTTTCGTTCACCCACGGGAACTACGGCGTTCTTGTAATTTTTAAGGCTGAGTATGCCTTACATATTTATATTGATGAATATAATCGAATGTTCTATGGAAGAAGTTCTTCCACATTTGCTGAGCCAGGATGGAGAAAAGTAGAATCCCTAATAGAAGAAGGGTCTTCTGGCATTTGGTCTTATAAGAAATATAGAGATGGGATTGCGGAATGTTGGGGTAGTCTATCTGTCTCTGGCAATCCATCTGAACAATGGAGTAATTTATATGTACTCCCAGTAACGGTCCCAAACTATCCCATTACATTTACAACATGGCCGAATATACAATATTCATTTATGTGTAACACAAATACAACTGCCGGAGCATGGGCGGTTTCGTATTCCGGGACTGGTGCATCAATGCAAAATCCAGGACAAATTGCCATTGTTCGGCCTACCAACTTAGCAGTCAGTGGCGCATTAAAAATTTATGTTCGTGGTACAGCATCTTAAAAAATAATGGAGGTAAAATAATATGGAAATTCTAGGTATTAGTTCAATCGCGGCAATTACGGTTATATGTTATCTATTGGCTCTTGGTTTAAAAGCAACAGCATTGGATAACAAGTGGCTACCAGCTATCTGTGGTGTTCTAGGTGGCATTTTAGGTGCTGTTGCTATGCGTGTCATGCCCGATTATCCTGCGCAAGATATGATTACGGCTGTAGCTGTAGGTATTGTTTCTGGCTTGGCCGCTACTGGTGTAAATCAGGTGTTCAAGCAACTAAAACAAGAGTAATATCACATAATAATAGAGCATCCTTTTATTTAGGGTGCTCTAT